TCTTTGCTGCTATTATAGGACTTGGAACACAATCGCAAAGCCTAAATATGGGAAGTAATTTAATTAGCAATGTCACAGATCCAGTTAGTGCCCAAGATGCTGCTACTAAATTCTATGTTGATACAACTTCAGTCGTTACTCCTGGTGGGGCAAATACAAACGTACAATTTAATAATAGTGGTTCGTTTGATGGAAATGCTAATTTTGTGTGGGATGATATTAATCATGAGTTAATTGTAACACATCCTACAGATGGGGTAGGAATGCGGTTAAGTTCTCTTGCTAACACAGGAGAGTATCTTTCTTTCGCAACTACTGATAACGCATCTGTTTGTTCTGTCGGGGTTGGAAATGCGTTTCCTGCACCAGATGGGCACAATGTTTTAGAATTGCGCGCGCCAAATCAAATTCAATTATTTCCTGGTGCGTTTCTTTGGTCTTTCCCGAGTACTGGTGGATTGATTGGACCAAATAGTAGTATTACATATACGTTATCTTCAAGTACTCTAACACTCGCTGCAAATTCCGCAGGTAATGAGGGTACGTTAAGTTTTAAGGGCGATGCAGCAAATGATAATGTTTCTCTTATAAGCTTTTTAGATTCTACTGGTGTAATTGAGTTTGCAGACATATATGCAGATAATCAAGCAGGTGTGCAATCACTTTCTATAACTGTTGATAGTGGAAATAACATTTGGCGGTTTGATGAAACTGGATTGTTAACTACTCCTGGTTCTGTTGGAGTAAATGGATCAGCTGTAGCGTCAGCAGTGTTACAAGCAGATTCAACTACTAAGGGGTTCTTACCTCCTAGAATGACAACCGTTCAGAGAGATGCTATTGGAGCACCTGCTACTGGTTTAATGGTCTATAATATCACAACGAATCAATGGGAAGGTTGGAATGGTACTCTTTGGGCCATCCTCGGATAACGGTAAATAATTATGGTATTTTACGGGTCTGGAATATTTTATGGGAATGGTGCCAAGTACGCTGGAACAGCGTCATCAGCTGCCCAAAGTATTCCAGTTGACTTACGTTTTTACAGAACAAATCAAGATGGGATTTATGTATTTTGGTGGGGATTTGATCCTGCATTTATAACCCCAACGCTTGCATTTACTAATTTTGATCTTCAATTAGATACAGAGGTTACGTTTGCATCCCCAAATTTAGTTACATATACAACGGCCACAGCCATTACATATCAGAATGGGAATGTTCGTAAAGGTTTTGCAGTTCCTGTAGCAGCTAGAATTGATAGTTTGCCACAAATTTGGTATGCACGCGTGCGTACTCATACGATTTCGTTTACGTCTGCTTGGTCTCAGATATTACCATGGACCATTCCGCCTCGAGTTCAAACTGCATACGCTGTTTCATTAATGGAATCCTTACCAGATTATCATGTATATGGTAAAGGAGATCTTCTTTTACCTGTTAATCAACGCGACTCAAATCTATATGTAGTTGAAGACATGTATGGGTATGAACTTGATATTGTGTATTATACTAATTTTCTTACTCAGACCAATAATTATATTGATTTAGCATTAGATGAAGTTTTGTACTCTATTTATGGTGTTCAGTTTAATTTTATTAAGCCTGAAAATATGCAGTATGTAGATTACCGTTGGATTTTGATGAATTTATATTTAGCCTCGTTAGTAGGGAGTACAAATGAAGCTATTATATTAACGGTTCAAAGTTACACAGGGATACCCCCAACTCTATTAAATATCAGAGATTTAAATGATTTCTTTTTAAATACTGTATTAGATGCTCCAATTACACCTGGTTCTCCACAAAGTACGTTTAATACAGTTTACTCATATATTGAATCAACATTTCGATTACAAAATATTACAACGGGTTTATATGTTCCGCTAAGCGCGTATTCAGTGAATGGGGTTCTTGGAACATGGACAATGAATGTTCCAACAACAAATACCCTTCAAGCCATTTATAATACAGGTACTATTAATGATCCGTTCCCAATTGTATTTGATGCATTAGCTGGTTCAACGACTTTAGCCGGTACAGTTACTTTCACAAATAATAGCACAGCTATTGTCGGAGTTGGAACTTTATTTTCAACTCAGTTAGCGTTAGGGCAGCAAATTACTAATTCTGAGGGTATTTATTTAGGAACTGTTGGACAAATTGTAGATGATACAAACTTAGTATTAGTTAATGTTTGGGCGGGTGTTACACAAATAAGTGCAGTTCGCAGGTTACTGTATTCTGATCTTCAACTCCCGCCACCAGTTCTTTGGGATAGTTCTACGCTCAAAGCAGGATTGCTTGTTATCATTTATAACCCGTTAAATATTAACATTGAGTGGTTAAAATTATTAGTGATGTTACTCTTACCAGCCGAAGTTAAGGTGTATTTCCGAGTAGTTCAATAAAAAGGTTCGATTAAAGGAGAAGTATATGGCATCAACAATTTTTGGAAACGGCGCACGCATAATTAAACAAGTTTTTGATTGGATGCAATTTGGTGAAGTAATCCAAACACAGAACCTAATAGTTGATACTTTCTCCGCTGGTATTAATAATGCCACAATAGCAGGCGAAGGTTTCCTAATTATTCCTGGGAATAACAACACTGCGTTAACACCTTCTATTAATGTAACAACTGGTGGGATTGCATATGATCCTTCTAGCGCACGCATCTATATTACTTCTAGTGATATTGCACTATATAATGCTGGAAATATTAATACTACCACAAATGATGGATTAGGTAATTTCATATTGACTCCGCAGAGCACTGGTGTAGTTAACGTTCCGTTAACGCAGCTTTCTCAAAATTATCTTTGGATCAATTACTTAGCTACTATCGACACCACTGCTTTTACATTAAATCAATTGACTAACGCAAAGATGTTCTATAAACAAACAGATGGATACAATATTCAAGTTACTACCGTAAACGTTCCACCCAATGCAAATTCCATCTTCTTAGCTGTAATCAACTTAACAGGTGGTGGCGCAGTTGGTTTAGCTAATATCTCACAAGTCGGGCGTGTGTACTATCGTATCCTTCCTAAGGTTGTTCCTATTACAACCCCTTTAGCGAACCTATCTGATCGTACTCTTTTTTATAATCCTGCTTCAACATATAACTTAGACGCCCATATTAAAGCAGTTGGTACAGGAACAGGTATTAGTCCAACAAATCCGCATAACACATCGTTGTCAGATTTGGGTGTATCTGTATTTGATACTGTTAATGCGCATAGACAATTAGAACACGGCAATGCAATTATAGCAGGAACAGTTGGTGATTCATATCCCACAACCTCTGCGATGGCCACAAGTATTGCTATTGTGAATCCCGGGAGTGATTATATTATTGTTCGTCAGCTAACATCTGTTCAATATATAATTGTTAATGGATCAGCATATAATGTAACTGCTGTGTTTGGTGTTATTCCTGTTGACGCAAATGTTACTTTTCCTGCATCTTCTGGGACGTATAATGTTTATTGGGATTCTGTCACTAAGGCGTTTGCTGTAACTACTGCTAGTATCGCGACTGATGTTACTAAGTTTTGGCTATGCACGGTTACATATACTTTCGTAGGGCTGGGGCCAACTGATCATAATGCCTTGTCAAACTTGATTGAACGCCGTCGGATTGGTAGCACCGTTGAAAAATATCAACGTTGGGCTACAACAGCTCGTCCTCCAGTGCCATTACCAGGCGAGTACGGATTTAACATAGATATCAATGCTCCAGAGTGGTTTGACGGATCAGGCTGGCAATCTTTAACGGTTCCAACTGGCTGTATGTTAGATTTTGGTGGATCTATTCCCCCAGTAGGATTTTTACAGTGTAACGGTACTGCTGTTAGTAGAACAACCTACTCAAATTTATTTGCAGTTGTTGGAACTACATTTGGTGTTGGAGATGGGAGTACAACATTTAATATTCCTGATAAACGCCGCCGTGTAGCCGTTGGTTCAGGTGGAACAGGAACAGGTGTATTAGGAAATACTGTTGGCAACGTTGGTGGATCAGAAACAATTATCCTCACCACAGCGCAAATGCCTGCTCATAATCATCCTGCATCGTCGTCGTCATCTGTTTCTGATCCAACTCACAATCATAACAATTCAGGTACTGGTTCACCTGGTACTGTTGGTAGTGGCACTGCAACTATCGCAGGCGCATTCGGCGGAAACTTTCTTGCAGCTGGTCTCGCTGCTGTTATGAATCCTGCACTTACTGGTATATCCGTTTCAACTAGTACAACAACATCGAATACTGGCGGTGGTAGTGCACATGATAATATCCAGCCTTCACTTGTTCTCACGTCAATTATTAAATACTAAAGGAAAATATTATGACTGATTCTATTACCAGTTGCATAGTTTATAAACGATCAAACGATGAAATCCATCATTACGATATTACATTTGCATTTGAAATTCCAGACTCTGCAAGCCAATATTCCGTTATCGCAATAACAGATTCAGATCTTACAAATCCTACAGATCTTGATGAGGTTAAAACGCTTGCATGTAGTCGAGCAGCAGTTCTTAAAGCACTCTATGCTACCAGCACAGCAGTTCAAGAGCTAATTGGCCCTGTTGAATTATAATAGAGGAGGAATAATTATGGATTGGTTATCGCTTATTAATAAGGTTCTTGAATTGTTCAAGACTAAAAAAGTAGAGTCAAAACTTCCTAATGTTCCTGTTGTTCTCTCGTATTATGGTACAACCCTTAAATTGGTTCGCAAAACTGATAATGAATGGTGCACACAGGGTGAGCTCACTATAAATGATGTATTTATCTGTTTTACGATTGAGCTCCCAAAGATCAGTAATAATGGGGCTAAGGTTCGTGTAGCAGCTGGTACATATACTATGTCTATGTACCAAGGTTCAAAATGGCCTTATAAAGTACCTTTGTTAGATACAACTTCGATTGGACGAACATATATAGAGATTCATCCAAGCAACTTTGCTATCAGACCCTCTGACGGTAAAGTATTTTTGGAGGGTTGCATCGCTCCTGGCCTTACTCAAGGCGAGGATTACGTAAATAGTTCTAAGCTTGCTCTGGATCTAATTTTAACAAAGATTGATTGGACCAAGCCTGTTAGAATTATCATCTTCGACCTGTAAACTTACCTACTTAAAAATAAAAGTTGACTTTCGTATAAACCCCATGTATAATGATTACATGGACCGATGTTTTATTTGCATAAATAAGCCTAATCACAAATTCAACGAATGCAAGAGCGCTAGTTGTGAGTGTGCATGCGTTTACGAGATTTACGATCGACCACGGAATGAGTTGGTTGATGATGTGCTTGACGCAAATCCTAAATTTTTAAAGATTCCTAATGTTGAGATTAAGAAATTACCTGACTTGGCTAAGTTGATATCTCGATTCAATAAAATCAAGAAAAGCGAATGGGTGCCAAAGACCAAAGATAAGCGCTTTACTAGCAAGCGCAAAACATATGAGTATCATAACGCTTAAAACAAGCGAACAAATAGATCTTATTACTAAAGCTGCGACGATCACTTCTGATTGTCTCAGTTTTTTAAGTTTACAGGTGAAACCGGGTGCGACAAGCAAACAATTAGATATGCTTGCTAATGATTTTATTATGGCGCGTGGTGGAACAGCGGCTTGTAAAGGTTATCAAGATTTTCCAGCAGCAATATGTATTTCTGTAAATTCACAGGCTGTACATTGCATTCCAGATGATACTCCTTTTAAAGAAGGCGATGTAGTAAAATTAGATCTAGTTGTAGATTATAAGGGATGGAAAGCTGATTCAGCCTTAACTGTTCTAATTCCACCAGTGAAACCAGAGATACAGAAGCTTGTCCAGAACACATACCAAGCCATGATAAATGGTATTAGACAGTGTGTAGAAGGAAATACAGTGCAAGACATCAGCAAGGCAATTTATGCCACTAGAGGTGATTGTGGGGTGATTCGTGAATTCACTGGACACGGTATAGGTAAAGAGATTCATGAGGCTCCTCAAATTCGCAACTATGTTAATGATAATCAATCTACTCCTGTTTTAGTTGCGGGAATGGTACTTTGTATTGAACCTATTTTCTGTATTGGAGATCCTGCCATATACCATAAAAAGGGTGAATGGAACACCTGGATGTTTTCAGGAAATTCTGCTGCTCATTTTGAGCATAGTATCCTTATTAATCCATTTCCCCAACACCCAACAATTTTAACTTTAAGAAAGAATGAAGTGATTTAATGGCTAATTATACAAACAGATTTGGAAACACGGCCATTGCACAGTTACTTATATAATTAGGCCTAATGGCCTATGTACATTCTTACTTATTTACGTTATAATAACTCTATGCGACAATATGTATTTTCAATTACGCTTGTGTTATCTTTGTTGACAAGTGGATGTGCTTTGAGTACAGGTATTCGTTTTGGAGATGATGGTTCAGTGAGCAAACCACAAGTTCATGGATCAGTTAATGTATCAGGTACGCATGGTTATTAGCATAGAAACAAACCCTACGAGGCTTAACTTAAAAGCGAGGAAACACTAAAATGAAAAAGCTAGTATTGACAGTCATCGCTCTAATCCTTGGGTCTATTTCTCAGGTGCGAGCAAATAATGTTACAGATACACTCTCACCTGGACAGTCACCTGTTATTGGTTCAATTCTTTACTATAAAGCAGGTGGTGGGAATAGTAAGGGAACGTGGGCACTTCCTTCCTCAATTCCTGGCTTGACAGGAGCAACAGGAGCAACAGGAGCACAGGGACTTCAAGGAATTGCAGGTATAAATGGAACTAACGGTGTTGACGGCGTTAATGGAACTAACGGTGTTGACGGCGTTAATGGAACTAACGGTGTTGACGGCGTTAATGGAACTAACGGTGTTGACGGCGTTAATGGAACTAACGGAACTAACGGATTAACTGGTGTGCAGGGAATTCAAGGTGGCAAAGGTGATCAGGGCGTTGCAGGGGTAACAGGCGTGAATGGTGCTCAGGGTTCTAAAGGAGACAAAGGAGACAAAGGAGACAAAGGAGACAAAGGAGACACTGGCTTAGTTGGTGCAATTCACGCTAATGATGGAGTTAACGGAACAGCTTCAAACGTTGATACTCTAGATGTCAAAGGTGATGGAGTTGTTGTTTCTCAGGCTACTAACGTTGGATCGCTTGACTTGAGCAATCTTAATACAAATCAGACCAAAGTAAACACAACAAACGTCACAAACTTGAATAATGATGTTACTAATATCAATGATAAGTCATTTAATACCACTAATAACAGTAGTCTTCAGTCCCAGATCAATAACGTCAATCAAGGTGTTACGAATAATACGACTCAGATCAATAGCTTGAATCAGAGTGTGACTAACCTTAATAGCCAAGCTGCAGATGCAAACCATCGTATCTCTCGGTTGGAAGAAACAAAGTATCTTCTTGAACCTACAATTCGTATCTTTGATACGAAGCATTTTCAAGGTCAGATCTTTGATTCGTATGATGTTCGTCGAGGTCGAAACTTTGCCATCGGTGCTCGCATTATGTTGAAACTTGGTAAATCATACGAAGAAAAGCTGATCGCAAATGCAAATCGAGACACAGCGGCATTATTGGCTGCTAACGTTGGTGATACTATCGTGGAACGGAAGGCTATTCTAGCTCAGTTGAAGCTGGATAAGCAGTTGATTGCAGATCAAGTCGCCTTGCTGGAAATTGCTCGTAAGCAGTTGCTTGCGCAGGAAGCTCGGTTGACGACACTAGAGGCGTTCAACCACTCAGATGTTACTATTCAACTGGGAGGACGCTAACATGTCAAACGTGAATAAGTCAAAAACCACTGCCTTTGGCAGTGGTGTTGCCTTGGGGCTTCTGTTGGCTGGTGGAACGTTCCTTGGCTTTCAAGATAAGCTCACCCCGCTCCCTGTCGTTGAGACAGTGACGGTAGAGAGGGTTGTGGTTAAAGAAGTCCGTGTGGATAGGTCCGTTATTGAACCTAAGCTCTATCGTGCGTCTCAGCTTGACGCAGAGGGTAATGTTGTAGCGACATGGGAAGTGGTCAAGTGTGCATTTCGTGTCGTCGGTGCAACACTGACGGATAAGGCGGGAAACACCTTTGCTGTGGCTGGTAACATCCGCATTGAATCAATCAAGTAGCACAGGTGGGATGTTAGAAGGAGAGACTCATTACGAAAACATCTACAGAAAGATTCTTTCTATAAAAAATATTAGGCCCTTAGACCTATGTACATTCTTATCTACTCCTGGTATAATATAGTATGACCAAATCAAAGGAGACACCTAATATGAATCGACACTTTTTGAAGTGTACTTATTGTGAACGGCCAATGTCAGTGAATGTTAGTGACGCATCTGAACTTAAGATCATCTTAGCTCAAGCATGTCCGTTGTGTGGTGAAAAAGCACTTAAGTATATGGGGCGTGTTCAACAGACTAACCTTGTTAGGACGGGCGTTAAAGCCGCGTGTGATCTTCGATGCACCAATGCAGTCGGTCCTAAATGTGATTGCATGTGTTCTCATCTCAATCATGGTACTCATCGTTTGGTTACGTTTGATAAGGTTGTCGGTCGGCTGGAAGTGGTTGAAAAAGATCTCCTTAATAATAACGAGAGTTATCTCGCTCGTATTAAGCGCATGGCTGACGCGAAAAATCGTATTAAGGTGAAAGTTATTACATTCTTGACATATAGATATCGTGCTGCGATTGATGCTAAAAACAATACAAATCATGGATATATAGCTGACAATACATTGTACTACGAATACCATGATTATCGTAATTTCTTGCAGAAGATTGACAAGACTGAAGATCTTTTAAGCATTCAGCGCAAGGTTACACTGTTTGCCAAGATGATTCCTCAACTTGGCTCAACACTTGATTATCTTGAAGCATTGAGTGCCGCAAAGGAAGCGAAAGAAGCGGTTGCTGCTTGAACAAAATTGTAGAAATTAAATTCGGTAGCTATTTATATGGGACAAACACCCCGAATAGCGATCTAGACTTTAAGGGTATCTACTTGCCTACAGCGCGAGAGATTTGCCTTGAAAAGGTCGCTAGGAATGTCAGCACGTCTCGTCCAAAACGCGAGTATGAGAAGAACACAAAGGATGATATAGATTCTGAGGTTTTTAGTCTCAAGGAGTATCTACGTCTTCTTTGTGATGGTCAGACCGTCGCCTTAGATATGTTATTTTCACCAGATTCCTTTCAAATCTTTAAGGGTGACGAGTACCATTTGTTTCAAACGATCTATAAGAATAAGGATCGATTAATCTCTAAAGGTATCCTAAGCTTCATTGGGTATGCACGCAAGCAAGCCTCGAAGTACGGAATTAAAGGTTCGCGTGTTCGGGCTGTTAAAGAGATCATTGATTTCTTGACATTGCATGAGAGCACTGCGTTAATTAGCGAGTTAGATGATAAGATTGCTATTTCAGGACTCTTGTCAAATGAATTTATTAAGTACGTGGTTGACGTTGACAATAATGGCACAAATATTATCTACTTCGAAGTATGCGGCCGTAAATTTCAGCAGACAAATAATGTGGCGTATATACTTGGGGTTTTAACTAAGATTTATAACGGGTATGGACAACGAGCACGTCAGGCTGAAGAAAATGATGGTATTGATTGGAAGGCACTTTCTCATGCTGTTCGAGTTAATTATGAAGGACAAGAATTACTACGAACAGGCTTTATTAAATTCCCGTGCACAAATAAACAATTGCTTTTAGACATAAAGAACGGTATAATTCCTTACAAGGAAGTTGAAACGGTTATTGAACAGGGGTTGATAGATTTAGAAGCGGCCCAAGCAAATTCAATACTTCGTGATGAACCTGATTTAAAGTGGCGAGATGATTTTGTATACGATGTTTATTCAAGCATAGTTAAAGGAAAATAATAGCCACCCTAGCTCAATTGGCAGAGCAATCCCTTTGTAAGGGATAGGTTAAGAGTTCGACTCTCTTGGGTGGCTGTGATTTTCTTGTAGACTCATTTGGCTCTTAGCACAATGGTAGTGCAGCAAGCTTATACCTTGCAAGTCCCAGATCGGGGCGAGATGTAGGTTCGATTCCTACAGAGCCAAATGAATTTATGAATGAGTTTACTTTACAAAAGGTCAATCCTATTCATCCATGTATCTGTGGGCATTTAATTAATGCTCATGGTGAGGAAGATTCTGGCTATAGACTACAGTGGAATGCTGATACTGAAACTGACACGGAGGTTCAACAACAACCTCGTCCGATTTGTTACTCATGCGAATATGACTGTTGTTTTATAGAGATGAATAATTTAGAATACGTGGAATGGAAAAGTGATCTATCAAATAAATGTTCATAATGTAAAGAGCCAGATCGATCCTAAATTGCCAGAGCATGTGCTCTCGGCGATTCGATCTAAGCTATCAGCTGAAATGCCTGGAGCCTTCTTTGCTCGACAGTGCAACCCATACGCTGGTACAAAGTATTTCTTTACTCCGAAGACTCAGGTGTTTCCTACCGGAATGATTCATTATGTTCGAGACATCATGGACAAGTTTAATGTTGAATGGGAGATCATAGATCATCGTCCTGAGGTTACATTAGGTACACCATTACCCCTCCATGGTATTACACTCCGTGATTATCAGAATGAAGCTGTAGATTTAGCCATTCAGAAACAACGCGGTATCCTGAGAGCTGGAACTGGCGCTGGAAAGTCCTCAATGCTTTCAGCTATCATTGCTCGAACTAACGTTAAGACATTAATCTTGATCCACAAGCAAGATATCTTTTATCAGCTAATCAATACATTCGAACGCATCCTTAAAATACCCATCGGTAGGCTTGGGGATGGAGAATGTCAATTTGAGCATGTGACAGTGGCCATGATTCAAACCGTAGCACATGTATTTGATCCTAAAGTAAAGGTATTAGCCAAGGAGAATAAGATCCTAGCCGAAAAGGCTGATGTTATTAAACAATTCCTTAACAGAGTTCAGTGTGTGCTTATTGACGAGGCGCACCATATCGCAGCTGATACATTTTGGGCTGTTATGCAGAACATGCCTAACGCAACCTATCGTATTGGTGTTACCGCCACAGCATTCCGTGAAGATGGCATGGATATTATGCTTGAGGGTGCATTGGCTCAGAAGTTTATTGATATCTCATCTTCAGATTTGATAGATCGAGGATATTTAGTTCCGCCTACAATTTATTTATATCCATTTCAACATCAGCGTCGCAAAAAGGATGACACATATGGCTTGGTCTACAGTGAAGAGATCGTTGGACACCATGATAGGAACCATCTTATTTGTCAGCTTGCTATTAAAGCTAAAGCTGCAGGGAAAGCGGTTTTAATTGCAGTGACACAGATTGAGCACGGGGAAATCCTCGAAACCATGCTTCAGGCTACTGATAAATCTGCTATCTTCGTAAATGGTCAATCCAAGTCAGAGGTACGAAAACAAATTTTAGAAGACCTTGGGAAGGGCGTAATTAAGATCGTTGTGGCAACCAACATCTATTCTGAAGGTGTAGACATGCCAGCTTTGTCGGTTCTGATCAATGCAGCCGGTGCAGCTTCTGGAATACACTCTCTGCAGCTTCTAGGGCGCATTCTACGCACTTTTCCAGGTAAAACCAAGGCATGGGTCGTTGACCTGCAGGATAATGGCAAATTCCTAAATAATCATTCTAGAGAACGGGTTAACATCTATCAAACTGAGCCTAAATATCAGCTTGTTCCAGTGGCCACCGTGAATGATGTTAAGTTTTGTTAATTAGCCCCGGGGGTTGACAAGAGCTCAAAAATCTGTTAGAATATAGTACGAAATCATTTAAAGAGTTGGATATTTGGATTAAAGATAATCCTCAGATAGATGCAGCTGGTCGTATTTATTTAATGAGTCGTTATGATGCACTAATAAGTACATTTGGACAAAAGAAAGCTGATTGGATTATGCGTAATTTAGAAGTGAAATCATGGACTTGTAAAGGAGCAGTTTAATGAGTAATAAATGTTTCCAATGTCTTCGTGATGGTCATACGTTTAAGAATTGCTCAGATTCTTCCTGTATGTGTGCATGTGTTCAGGAATTGCGATCATTTCCTAAGAATGAGCACCCAGATAAAGTATCGTTACATTTTCTCAATATTAAAAATGAAGAGGTTGCCGGTTTGCCTTATCCGTACAAGCAGATCAGTAGATTCATGAAGATTCGTGTAAAAGAGCAGATTATTGGACGTGTAGCCCGTCGGACGAAAGAAATCATCGCGTAATTCGGAGGCTTAATGTTTATAATTGTTGACGGGGCTGATAAGACGGGGAAATCGACGTTATGTAGCGCTATTGTTGAAGAGTTTGGTTCTAAATATTTTCATTTTGGTAAACCTAAAAAGTATCCTGCAACAGAGTATGCAGAGTATGCTTTGTCAATGAATGAGAACATGGTGTTAGATAGATTCTATCTCGGCGAGCTTGTGTATGGCCCGTTGTTTCGTGGCAAGGCTGGACTTACACCTCTTGAGTTTGCTACCATTGAACGCATCTTGCGTCTGAAACAAGCCATTTTTGTTCAAACAACAACCAATGCAACACTCGCCAACAAGCGCCTGTTGGCTAGCGTACAAGACGAGATGGTTAATAAAGAACAGAATGTTAAGGCTGTTCAAGCATTTAAGGGTTTGTTTGGAAAATCAAAAGTGTCCCATATCATTCAGTATGATGGCTCTACTCGTGAGAATCTTGCTGTGGTTTTAAGTCAGCTTGAATCTCTGCAAAACGGCGTTGAACGGAATCAAGCTGAGATTAAGAACGTGTGCACTGGGATCGGCACGCCCGTTGGCCAGAAGATCGTTTTCGTGGGCGAAGCTGTCAACCATAATGTTACATGGATGAATCTTCCGTTTGACAAGGGCTTTTCTTCTCAATTCTTGCTCGATTCCTTTCAAGCAGCACGAGTGCCTGAGGAACAGATCTATCTCTGTAATGCAGATAAAATTACTTCTAAAGAAGTTGAATTCTTATCACGTGAGAAAACGACATTCGTCTCACTTGGCAAGAAGGCAGATGAAAAGCTTAACTTCTTAGATGTTCCACATTATGCTTTGGCTCATCCGCAATATGTTAAGCGGTTCTTGTGGAATAAAAAAGATGAATATGTTACTGAGTTGAAACTGATTGTTAAGGAGGCGTCAAAATGAACCCTCTTTATTATACCTTAGACAGAACGTATAGCGATATATCTAGCGCTTACCTCGGAACGTTAGAGGATGTGTATCTGAATCCAGATTATCGAACAGCTCCACGTGGTTTGCCTATCCAGGAAAAGATCGATTATATGTTTCATATTACTAACCCAACTAGTGATCCAATTGTTACAAAGGATCTTGAGCGCAATGTGATTATCGCTGATTATACAGCCAAAGAGGTTGCTCTATATGATTCAGGAACTAATCGAGTAGAAGACTTTGAAAAGGCCAGCAAATTCTGGCGCCAGATCGCGAATGCAGATGGTACAATCAACTCAGCTTACGGATTCCTAATTTGGTGTAATAAATCCCTTGGAAATGGAACGATGACACCTTGGGATTGGGCGAAGCAGTCTTTGATCTCGGATAAAGATACTCGTCAAGCAATTCTACGTTTTTCCCTGCCTGAGCATTCAGTATTTGGTGTAAAGGATTTTCCGTGCACTCTGTTTGGAAATTTCCTTATTAGGGAAAACAAATTGCACCTCACGATTGTCATGCGCAGCAATGATCTTTGGTTAGGGTTAACATACGATTTACCATGGTTCGTTGGGTTAATTGATCAAATGGTTGACGAGCTTAAGGTAACGTATCCAGATCTTCAAAAAGGATCTTATACACATGTAGCGCATTCTGCACATATTTATGATCGCGATGTGACAAAGATTGAGAAGGCGTTAGGTTATTTTGTACTGGGAGATTCACATGGACGATAGACTTGCTGAGATCGTAGCAAAACAACGAGAAATTGTGGATAAATGGATGGATCTTAAGACGATGACAGTAGAACAGAAAGAAGCCAAATTAGCAGAGTTTATGCTTGCCATAATTGCAGAAGTTGGCGAAGTACTGAATGGGGAGAAAGGTGGAGAGGATACAGACTCTAAAAGCAAAGGGATTGGAAGTATAAGATGGAAAAGTTGGAAAAAAACTCAAACTCCGCCCGATTTTGACTATGTATCAACTGAGCTTATTGACATTTTTCACTTTGTGCTAGAATGTCTTATTATTACAGGAAATGATGCAGATACTATTTTTGCTCGATACATGGGAAAAAATAAAATCAACCAAGATAGATATAAATCTGGTTATTAACAAGGCACTATAATGACCCAAAAAATAAAAATTTGTGCAATTAGTGATACTCATAACCAACATTCTGGCGTGGAGATTCCAGAATGCGATATTTTGGTACACGCGGGTGATTTTTCCTACAGTGGGCATGCACTTGACATCGTAGCACTTGATAATTGGTTTGGAAAACTTAAGGCAAGTGGGACTGTTAAAAAGATCGTAGTTATAGCTGGAAATCATGATTGGCTTTGTGAGACTAACCCAAGCCTTGCAGCTTCCTTATTCAAGAACAGTATCTATTTAAACGAGCAACCAGCGAAGGTTATGGGGTTGAAGTTTTTCGGCTCGCCAATTCAGCCGGTGTTTTGTAATTGGGCATTCAATAGAAAACGCGGTGCTGAGATTGCTCGGCATTGGGCTAAGATTCCTGATGATACACAGGTTTTGATCACTCATGGTCCGCCGTTTGATATCCTTGATAAGGTTTGGAGCCAGCCATACAATTCTGTCACCGGACCTGATCCGTTGGGGTGCCATGATTTACGCATGAGAATTGACCAATTAGAGCACTTAAAATTGCACATTTTTGGTCATATTCATGACTCAAATGGCATTTATATCGACCAGTCGACAGGAAAGAAGTTCGTAAATGCTGCCATTTGCAGCGAAGAATATAAGCCGATTCAGAAGGTGCATGTACTCGAAATTTAAATAGGGCCTTTCGACCTATATACATTCTTATCTACTTCTGGTATAATAAATATATGATCTACATAAACGATAATCGATGTGAATGCAGTCACAGGAAATCTGAGCATATTCTCATTAAAGGGGTTTCTGGTCCTTGTTCCTTAAATCAAAAAGCCTGCGATTGTTGGGCTTACAAATATCACTACCAATTGCACGATAATCAGATTGCTATTGAAATCGTACACAATAATAATGGGGGCTACTTTATATGAACAAATTTCTTCGCAATTTGAATGGCGTAAAAAACCCAGTTAGTGACACAATGCATACCGATATTATTGCTTGCGTTGAAAAACGTTTAGGTTCGGTTCTTATTACTGAGAAAGTGCAACTGAGACAGAATCTATCTCATAATGGCATGGTTTTCCTTGATGACGTTACAGACCAAAATGTTTATGCTGCAGCATTTAAAGATGCTGTTACTATTCTTAAAATCAGCAAGCTAACAGCTTAATTATGAAAAAATTAATGCTCCTATCAATGGTATTTGGATTGATCACACCATGTACGGCTGAATCGTATCAAGACTTGCTCAGTGAGATGAATAGAGATACAGCCACACATTTACGAGCAAAAATTCTTAAATTGCCCAAAAAGTCTACTGTTGAAGTTACATTAAAGAGCGGGAAGGTAATTCGTGGAACGCTTAAGAACTTTGTGAAATATGATGACGGATTTTGGATTATGCCATTGGATAAGAGTGGTTGGTTTGCTGATGAAGCGTATGATCTTTACGAATTACTTGATGTTAGACTCATTGTTTTAAGGCCTGTGTGAAAGATATACTCCTGACTCTCATAATTGGGATTAGTATAATAGTTGTAGCAGGTGGTTTGATGTATGTGGAAGTTGATAGAGTTATGACATTTGTAACTCATCTAAATTATATTTATATGATAGACAGTTGGCTTCAATAAGATGACGCAACAAGGTGCTCAGTTTCTGTTAAATAGTGTTATTGCTGGAATTAAGCCATTGCCTGTTAGATTTAGGTTTATTCAAAAAGGTGTTGAACACCTTCCTGATATTGCAATGTATGATCTTAAGGAAGCGGTTGGGAAATACCCGATCGACACTACATTGGGTGTACCACATTTGGAAAATCTTGGATATGTGTTTCCTGAGGGTGCTCCAAAATAATATTGGTTTAACTGGAGAAAATGATAATGGGCTGCGATATACATATGGCTATCGAAGTATTTGGAAATTTGGACCATATCAAGCAGTGGGAGGTATTTGCACTCGATATCCCCACTGCTCGTGACTATACTATGTTTGGAGCAATGGCAGGTGTTCGTGATCATACAGTGACTCCTGTTGTATCTCCACGTGGCATGCCTACTGATTCAGCGCGAGCCACTAAGTATTGGGTAGAACGTGGGGCAGGGCATACTCAATCATGGTTTTATCATGACGAATTTGCAGAAGCGATGCGACTAGTTAGAGAAGCAGATAACATAAGTGTGTGTAAGGTATTTTTAGCTGTTAATAGTACATTGAAAGCACTTGCAAAAGTTTATGGGGAGACAAATGTCAGACTTGTTTTCTTTTTTGACAGTTAAACACGAATATGAATATGAATAAGCGTGCCTTTGAGCGTGGGACACTTTGTGAATGCACTCACAAACGTGTGCAGCATAGATTATTAAGTACTACTGTCGAGCAAGCTGACTGGGAAGCACTTGATGAGAATGTAGTTATTTGTGTTTGTGATTGTCAGCAATTTGGACTTATAACAAATTTAAAATACTTAGAGTTATTAGAAAAGGAAAAATCAGACTTACAATAAACCAAATAATGAGAATACTTTATATCTTGTTTGCATTAACATATTTCACACAGGGTGTTGGATCCCTTGCGTCCCAACCACTTTACTATTACTTGCGTGAAACACTTGGTATTTCTGTTGCTACAATTATGTGGCTTGGGAGCATTACCAGTTTACCGTGGTTGATTAAGCCTTTATATGGATTCTTAAGTGACTCATTTACTTTATTTGGATACAGGCGTAAGTCATATATTATCTTAAGCGCTATTTTAAGTAGTGCAGCAATGCTTGCTTTGGGCCTGTCACCATTTTGGTCAATTCCAGTGCTTGTAACTCTGTTGATCCTTGATTCAATGGGCGGAGCGATTAAGGACGTTGCTATTGACGGGGTGATGGTTGAGGAAGGCAAACGATTAGGTAATACAGGAACCTTTCAAAGTGTTCAATGGGGCGCGTTGTACGTTGCTCAAATTTTAACTGGTATTGGTGGCGGATATCTTGCAGAACATTATGATTACAAGATTAGCTATCTTATTATTGCAGCGTTTCCAATTCTGATCGGATATTTTGCATTAATATATACTGAACCAAAAGTTGAAAGCGTACGTCCAAAAATAGAGGTCAAGAAATGGCTTGCAGCGCTATCTCGAAAAGATTTTCTCCTATCAGGAGCTTTCTTATTTTTCTTATGGTTTAGTCCATCCTTTGGAACACCACTCATGGACATTATGCGAACACAATTGCATATGAGCAAGATTTGGATTGGATGGCTTGGAACGATTGGAGCAGTTTGTAGTTTGCTTGGGTCTGTTGTTTATTTTCGATACGCGAAAGAGCTTAATCTTAAAAAATGGCTTATTTGGAGCACTATAATAACTACGATAACTACTATAGCATATCTCTATGTAGATAAGAATGTCTTGTTAGTTTATACAATCATAGGTGGAATAAGTAGTGCCTTTATTCATCTATTGCTGCTTGATTTCATGGCTAGGACATGTCCTGAAGGCACAGAGGCGACCACCTTTGCACTTCTTTGTAGTTTGGTGAACTTTGCTACCTTTTGCAGCAATGGGTCTGGGGCTTTCCTGTTTGACAAAATTGGATATCATGGGCTAGTTATTGTCTCAAGTGTTACTACATTGCTCTGTTTAGGTTTCATCCCTTGGCTTAAATTGACACCTGAAAAGGGTTTACAAACAGTTAAAAACCTGGTATAATATAGATATGATTAAACTCAATGGACGTATAGTTACACCCACTATTTTTCCTGATAAAACTTCCCAAATTTGGAAGTTACAAGATGAATTGTTTATTGGTGGACCGCAACGTATTACATGGGAGTTTGAGAATGAGGCAGAATTGCTTCACGTTGCGCAGTTGAAAGACTTAATTGACGCAACTTGGGAGTTCCCAATTACTATTTTAGACATGCCGTATCTACCATATGCTCGCCAAGATAAAGAAATTTCAAATACAACCGCATTTGCGTTGTATTCTTTTGCTAAGTTGCTTAATGCTTTAGAGTTCGATATTGTGGAAGTGTACGATCCACATAATTTGCGTATTTCAACTGAGTTAATTAATAATCTAAAAGCTATTGCCCCAGATCCTGATAGCTTGGCCAAACTATTAGCTTCTGAGATAATTTACCCAGATTTCGGCGCAGCAGTTCGTTATAAAACATCCTTTAACAGCATTATTTGTAATAAGAATCGTGATCCTTTAACTGGTGAAATTGCCAGGCTAAATATTACCGGACAGATTGAATCTAAATCGTATCTTATTGTAGATGATTTATGTGATGGAGGACGAACGTTCATCGAGGTAGCGAAGAAGCTTTATGAAGCAGGAGCTACAGAAGTCCATTTGTATGTGTCTCATGGAATTTTCTCAAAAGGGTTGCAAGTCTTGCGCGATGTTGGGATAAAGAGGATATTTACTTATAAAGGCGAAGTGCTATGATTCTACCGATGTTGTATAGTGATTTTTATAAAGTTGACCACAGACGCCAGTATCCGGATGGTACTGAATTTGTTTATTCTAATTTGACCGCTCGTGGTAGTCGTATTCCTGGGATTGCTGCCACAGTCGTATTTGGTCTTCAGGCATTCTGTATGGATTACTTAATTCGACGTTTCAATGATGGTTTTTTTAAACGTCCTAAAGCTGAAGTGCTAAAACAGTATCAACGCCGCATGGATACTTCCTTAGGGGCTGGGGTTATCACGACTGAGCATATTGCTGCACTTCATGATCTTGGCTATCTCCCGATTCGTATAAAAGCATTGCCTGAAGGAACTGTTGTTCCTCTTCGTGTGCCTATGCTTACGATTGTGAACACATTGCCTCAATTCTATTGGATCACAAACTTCCTTGAAACAATCCTAAGCAATGCAGTTTGGCACCCAATGACTTCTGCTACTATTGCCCATCAATATCGTATTATGTTAGATAAGTATGCTACTGAAACGTCTGATATCCCAGAATTCGTCCAATGGCAAGGTCATGACTTTTCGATGCGTGGGCAATCAAGCTTTGAGGCGTCGCTTGCTTCTGGTGCCGCTCATCTGTTAAGTTTCACAGGGACAGATACAATCCCAGCTATTGATTGGCTTGAACATTTTTACTTTGCTGATGCTGAGAAAGAGTTGATTGGCGGGTCGGTCCCAGCCACTGAACATTCTGTCATGTGCTTGGGAGGTAAAGATACAGAAGCTGAGACATATCGTCGTCTAATCACAGAGGTTTATCCTGCTGGCATTGTTTCTATCGTGTCTGATACCTGGGATTACTTTGAGGTTCTTAATACCACGATCCGTGGATTGAAAGATGTTATTATGGCCCGAGAAGGGAAGGTTGTGATTCGCCCTGATTCTGGCAATCCGACGAAGATCATTTGTGGTGATCTTAACGCTCCGGAAGGTTCTTTGGAACGTATGGGCACTATTGAAATCTTATGGGATATCTTTGGTGGGACAGTTAACTCCAAAGGATTTAAGCAGCTCGACTCGCACATTGGTGCGATCTACGGAGATAGCATTACTCTTGATCGTTGCCAGGCCATTTGTAATGGCTTAGCTGCTAAAGGCTTTGCATCGACCAACATGGTTTATGGGATAGGATCCTATACATATCAATACACAACTCGTGATACATTTGGGTTCGCAATCAAAGCAACATATGGTATAATCAATGGGAAATCAGTCGAATTATTTAAACAACCTAAAACCGACAATGGAGTTAAAAATAGCGCAAAAGGTCTTCTCCGGGTAAACGCGGACTTGACACTTTCTGAGTCTGTTACTGCTGTTGAAGAGCGCGAAGGATTGCTTGAGACTGTGTTTTTGGATGGCAAGATGATTAAAACATACACATTACAGGAAATTCGTGATCGTTTGTCTAGGACACCACTATTTATAAAATAGATAATGAAACCAAATTCTATAGTTAATCATTCTCTTAAGAAGTCGTATCAGAGTAAAGAAGCAGCTGAAAAAATGGTTGCTTACTTATCTACGATTAAATCAGTGTATCTTAAAGTATATAAGTGTTATTGTAATCTATGGCACTTAAGCAGCAAGGGGAAAACAAATGATTGACCAAGCTTTAGAGAAGAAGTTTCTAGCTCGTATTGTAAGAGATGCTGATGCAGCATTGATAGCTAGTCAACGGAAGATAACTGAAGAAGTGTTTCAGTGGGCAACCTCTGCGAAACTTTACAGCATTGCTGTGTGGTATTCTCAGAACTATGGAACATGCTTATCTACTAATGAGCTTGACAGTCTACTTAAAACATCTAGTAAGCTTTCACCTGAGAGTCAACAATCAATTTTCGTCTTATTTAATGAGCTTCAATCTGATCCACTAGATACTGATATCAACTTTTTATACGATGAGATGCTTCGATATCATAAGCAGAATTTGCTTGAGAAGGCATTGCGGCGTTCTGGAGAGCAATTCTCAGAAAAGAAAATTGATGAATCAATTGCTGATCTTAAGAAAGCTTTAAGTAAGATCGATTCTAAGTTCCGTACTGAGGTTATTCGAAGTGGGCAGTTGGATGAGTTTGCAGCTGAGATTGAGTGGGAATACGAGGATCGGAAACTTAACCCGTTAAAGTATGAAGGTCTTAAGATGGGATTCGCTGTAATGGATGAGGTTACTGGTGGATTAGTATCGTCAAGTGTTTCTCTTATTATGGCACCGCCTAAGGGCTTTAAATCAGCTTTGGCGATGACAATTTGTTACAATGCTGCGAAACGTGGTATCTATTCATATTATCATGCAAATGAAGGTACGTACAAACTATTTTATGGTAGGTTCGCTGCCATGGAACTTTCTATTCCGTATAAGCATATTAAAGATAACAAGATGACAGCTATGGAAGAATCTCGGTGGAAACAATGGATTCAGAGTGTGAAGGATGGTAAGCATCAGATTTTGAAGTACATATACTTTGATGAAGTTCCTCCCGCAGTGAGTACTCCGGAAATTGTTAACGAACGATTGAAGAAGCTTAAAGAAGAGGGGAAAGAAGTCAAATTAGTTATCATAGATCACTTTGGTAGAATGACAACAAGTACTAAAGAAGCACTCCAAGATTGGCAAATGAAGGGTGTCATTGCTCAAGCGATTTGTAGCTTAGCTCTCGAGCATCGTGTTCCATTTATCTTACTTACCCATGTTAAGGCTAGTTCGGCTAAAGAGGGACTTGATAAAGAGAATAAGGATTTTGATGCATATGATATTGAACGTTCTGGTCAACCATTGAAGGACGTAGATTATGTATTCTCATGGAAGATTGAGAATCAAGAGGAGTTTGAACGGAATAGTCATAAAGGGTTTGCACGGTTGGCGTTAGTCTTATCGAGACATTCGGAGACGGGCGTGGCAACATTACAGATCAACGGACCATTTATGCAAATTCAGGAGCTCCAATTAGGAGGTACGCAAGTCCAGACTCCTGTAACAACAATTATATGAAAAATATTGATGCAATAATAGAGATTAGTGCTGGAACTAGGAATAAGTATGAATGGGATTCTAAAGAAGGGCGATTTCGGTTTAATCGTACACTTTCAACTTCTGTAAAATATCCAGTAAACTATGGATTTTTTGATAATACGTTAGCTGCCGATGGAGATCCAGCAGATTGTATTATTCCTTCTGTTGAACCTATTGAACAAGGGTGTATTGTGTTGGTAAGACCTATTGGAGTTTTAAAAATGATTGATGGCGGTGTTGAAGATTTTAAAATCTTATGCGTTCCTACTACTGATTTTCATTGGAATCATGTTTTAAAAATATCTCAAATGCCACCGCATTTATTAAAAGAAATTGAACATTTCTTTCAGATTTACAAAGATTTAGAAAAGAAGAAGGTTGTAATAAAAGGTTGGGAAGGACGTAAAAAAGCTTTAGCCTATTTAAAGAAAGCTCTTAAGAATTATGAAAAAATCAATTAGAGAGGTAGTTGAATCATATGGTGTGAAGCTTTGGACTATCAGTGACGGTATTCTTCGCGGTGCTTGTCCAATGCACACAAATGTCAATACCCCATCATTCACGATCTATGAAAAGACTGATTCTTACTTCTGTTTCGGGGAAAGCATCGGTGGAGATGCAGCAAACTTCCTTGCTAAGATGGAAAATATCTCATATGCGGAAGCTAAGCTTCGGGTGGATGGGGAAGTAAGCCTGGTCGAAGATTTAAATGCGATGCTTGACTCAGCTAGTGTTATTGACGACGTTGATTATAGGGATCAGCTCAATTTTGCTGTAAGTAAGTATTGCAGAGATTTGATGTATGCTGGTGAATCCGTAGATAAGATTCTTACTTTTTTGCAAAAAGTTGATAAAAATGTGTTGTCAAAAATTGTAACACACGATATAATAAAAGAGGTACTTGAGAAATCGAGACTATTAAGAGGTGATCTGAAATGAAATATAAAATCTCCAAAAGCTATACCACAAGTGTAAAGCTTGATAACGGAAGTTTCTATAGTTTTACAACTAAATTAGAGACTGAAGTGGAAATTAACGCAGCGGATCAGCTCATCGCTGAAGCTGATAAACTCTTTGCTCAGGCTAAATGGTTAACAGAACGCGATAAAGAGAGTACATTTGGTACAGGAGCATAACATGGCCTTAACAGAAGAACAAATGGGTGCACAGCTTGACGTTGTTAAAAAGATTCAAGTATTTCTTGATCCAGATCCTGTTGTTAAAGGCTTGTCTTCATTAAATGATAAGTTGGCTGAGTTGCAACGCGCCAAAGATCAAGTATCCGGACTACTTATGGAAGCCATGAAAAACATGGCAGAGAATGAAATCCTTAAGGATGTAGTTCAAAACGAACATGATAGGTCCCAGGATCTTCTAATTGCGACTGATGTTACAATTCAAGCACAAAAATCTGCAGAGCAACGGAGTATACACGCACGCATGAAGATGCCGGAGTTAGTTATGAAACTTCATCATGCCGACATTGCATTACTCAAGGCTAGTTGGTATATGAAGTGTTTGCAGCTTGTCGCAAGTAACCTTGAAAGCGCAAATTCAAATCTGTCACGTCAAATAACTGTAATTCAAATGGAACAAAACTTACAGAGCAGCGGTGGTCCAAGTCGTAGCGCAACAAAGACATTAAACTTCTAAAGGAGATACAACACAATGGGATTATTTAACAAGCCGCAGAAGCAGGACTATCCAGAACTTCCAGATAATCTGTACGTTGCAAAGGTAGCACGCATTTCTAATAAGATTGGCAAAACATCAGGTAAACCTTATATCTCGTGGGGATTTGAGATTGCTCAACCTCCGCACATTAAACGATGGGTGTGGGGAAATACACAACCTACAGTGAGCGAAAAGAGTCAAACTGGTAAATTCCTCACAGTGTTGGGTATTGATATTGAGACAGTTGACATGAGTACATTTGACGAACAAACCTTAGTAGGTAAGTATGTTAAGGTTTTGGTTGAAACCAAAGAGGAAGATGACGGTTCAAAATTCCAAAACGTTACAAAACTTATGGCTCTCACAGAGGCTGATGTTCAATTGCTTCAGATTTGGTTAACTCAAGTCCAGACAAGTGGCCCGGTTAAAGTTGCAACACAAGCGAATCCGACAGCTGCACCAGTTCAACAGCCTGTTTTGGCCGCTGCTCCTGTTTCATTTCCTGCTCAACCAGTGTTGCCACCTACTCCTCAAGTTGTTCAGGCAGTTGTACAACCTGCGACTCCCGCTAAAAAGAGTGCATTTCCGTTCTAATGGTAATATATCCAACACATCGAGTTGAGGAGAAATAAAATGACAGATGTTAAAGAGTTGAAATCATTTCTAGATAAACTAAGCAAGACGCATGAGACTACAATTGCTCGAATTAAGGATATGGATGATCGTCCTACTATTGAGGTTATTCCATCTGGGAGTTACTCAATCGATGACGCCCTAGGAGCTGGCGGATTCCCTAGAAGTCGTGTCATTGAAATCTACGGCCCTGAATCGGGTGGTAAAACCACGCTTACGCTACTAGCGGCTGCATCATGTCAAAAGACTGGGGGAACTGTGGCTTTCATTGACGTTGAAAACTCCTTGTCGTTAGATTGGGCTGCGCGTCTTGGGGTAGATGTAGATAGTCTCATATTCACTCAACCAGATGGCGGGGAACAGGCCCTTCGTATAGTCAGAGATATGGTCGAATCTAATTTATTTGACATGATTATTGTAGACTCTGTAGCTGCTCTAGTCCCTCAACAAGAAATTGACGGAGAAATTGGAGACCAAACGATGGCGTTACAGGCGCGCATGCTTGGACCAGCAATTCGTTTACTTGTCAAATCAGCCGCGAAGACAAAAACTGTGTTGATTTTCATCAACCAACTGCGTGAAACCATGGCAATGTATGGGCCAAAAGAAGTTACTCCAGGTGGTAAAGCCTTGAAATTCTATTCAAGTGTGCGTTTGGCTGTAAGCAAGGTCAGTGGTTCAGAGATTAAAGCTAAGAAGGGCGATGGTGAAGACGCAGCATCTGGGGAAATTCTTGGACATACTGTTAAGGTTAAAGTAGTTAAGAATAAGATTGGACGTCCTATGTGTGAAGCAACATTTGAATTGCGCTTCCTTAGCGGAATTGACAGATTTAAGGAATTGGTTGATATCGGATTAGCGCGTGAAGTTATTAGTCAAGCTGGAGCAACATTTAGCTTTGGGGCGCTTAAAGCTGTAGGTCGTGATAAGTTTGAAACAGAACTTCGACCAAATGAAGTCCTTCAGAAAGAAATTTGGACTGCAGTATTGGCTCTGAAAAAGATCTAATGCCACTCCTGTATAAGACTGGTTCACTTTTCGACGCACCTAAGGATTCGGTCTTGGTGCATGCATGTAATGCGCAAGGAGTCTGGGGTTCTGGAATTGCAAAGGAATTCAAACTACGTTTCCCTAATTCTTATGAACTTTATCATCATGTATGTCTTGATGGGGATGCAGCAGGTGCTGGTATTATTTTACCAAAAGAGAGTGAATACATGGTTGGCTGTTTACTGACATCACGCAATTATGCTTTGAAACGAGATTCAGTTGAAGAGATTTTAAAGAACACTCGTTCAGCCCTGACACATATGCTTGAAATGGCCACTGACGTAAGAGAGATCCATAGCTGTAAGTTTAACGCCGGATTGTTTGCTGTACCTTGGGAAGAAACTGAAAAAGTTTTACTCGATGTGGTAAATAAAACAGGGTATAATAAAGACTGGACAATTTGGACTTTACCTGATATAAAGACTAAGGAGATTTAAAATGGCGGATTCAAAATTGTTAAAACATGCGATATCTGAGATTGCTCGTATTGCAAGTAAAATAGGCATTGATGCTTGTCAGCTTAATAAGGCTCAGTTTAAAGAATTTTCTAAGATTTCAGAATGGGATCTTAGTAAAATTGGTGGATTTCGAACTGTCCAAACCACCTACTTTCCACTGACTGAAAAGAATCTTAAAGATATTGCACTTAACAATCAACGTAAGTCATATGTTGAAAAACTTGAAAAACAATATGGAACATGGGATGCATTTGCTGAACAACTTACAAATTCTCTGGTAAAGCAACTTGAATCAATGCGTGTTGAACCTAATATTCTTAATGAAAAAGTAACTAAAGAATATATTAAATCTATTGCTAAGCAAAATCTTCATGATCAATCTCCTAGATCAGTTGTTGTAGCTCTTACAGATCTTCATTTTGGTACAAATGTTGATGCAGCCGAGTTAGGTGGTAAAAATGAATTTAATTGGAATGTTGGAGCACGTCGCTTTGGATTTATTATGGAACAACTTAGTACATATAAGATGGAACTGCGTGAACTGCACTCTGAAGTAGTACTCCTTTTAGGTGGTGATTTGATTGGTGGGATTATTCATAATCAGGAAGGTAATGACTATGATTACATTACATACCAAGTGAATGGTGCACTTAGTTATTTCGTCCAAGCATTTGAGTATCTTAAAGCTTTCTATCCTAAAGTTCGTGTCATATGCCAACCTGGCAATCATGGTCGTATGATGCACAAAATGTCCAAGGATCGAGCTTTGTCACAAAAGTATGATAGCTTTGAGAACATTATTTTTTATTCTCTTGCTACGTATTTTCGAAAAGATCCAAAGGTCGAGATTATTGTTCCTAAAACACCATACGCAGAAGTATCTGTTCAGGGGCATCGTTTATTTATGACACATGGTGATGGTGTGTTCGTTACTGGTAATCCAGGCAAAAGTATCAATACAGATAACATCGATAAACAAATTCAACGAGTAAACGCTGAAGAACGTAATAAAGACCGTAAGCCTTTCAAGGTGTTCGTCTTTGGGCACGTCCATCAACCAGCTCACTTCTTGGTTTCTAGCGGAGCTCATGTTATAATTAATGGCAGTATGATTGGTACAGACTCATTTGCACAAGGAGTAGGTGTCATGAGTAATAATCCTGTTCAAGTAGTCTGGGAAATGAATTCTAAATTCCCGGTGGGAGATTCTCGATGGTTATTTGTTGCCTCTGCTGATAACGACGTTAGGTTAGAACAGATTATTAAGCCATATAATTATGAGCTGCAGTAAAGGAGATTTATGAGCCGATCACGAGATCCCCACCCCAAAGATATGTACGGACAATCGAAGTTTGATGTTATACCGCCACAGCTGCTGAATAGTTTAACAGCCTTAGATTACATTGATGTATTAAAAGAGGCCCGCTGGAATAATGACTATAGAAATATGGTTATGATAAAGTATTTGTGTGTCAAATCAATTGATGACATCGTTCATGCAACTCATAAATGCTCTGTGGCTGCGTCACTTGTTATTCGTACTATTCTACCTAAATTCTTTGAACTTAAGGGTTTTACAATTGATAAGATTGCAGCGGTTGAGAGCGATGGAGATTACGCTGCAACCTTTAGTTCAATTGAAGTAGCTCCTGGAAAGAATGAAAATAGTCTTAATTATGGAGATTACTTTATTTCAAGTCCTGATACACAAATGATGATTCACTTAGAAGATGCATATCCTGATTCTTTTGTTGTGCGTATAAGTGGTTCTAAAACTGCCAACACAAATAAATTCTGCGAAGATATGATTACATACGCTGAAGCTCATAACTTCCTTAAGGGACAAAAAATTGATCCGAATTGTAACTTTATTAAATTAACGCGTAAGTATACATGGGATGATTTGATCATGTCAGATAAGCTTAAAGAAGAGATTAAGCACAACCTTAAGAATCTCATAGAATACCGTGAGATCTATAAAACAAATGGCCTTCAAGTTAAACGTGGTCTAATCCTTGCTGGGGAACCAGGAACAGGGAAAACCATGCTTGCCAAGATTCTTTGTAATCAAACAGATTGGACATTCGTATGGGTTACGTCTAAGAACCTTGAGAATGCCAAACGGGTGGCTCAAATTGTTGAGCTCGCGCGTGATCTTTCTCCATCTATCCTTTTTCTTGAAGATATTGATCTTTTTGGCGGCTCTCGAGAATCCAATAACAATCCCATGCTACTAGGGGAATTGATGAATCAATTAGATGGGGTTGAAGAGAATACAGATATTATTGTAATTGGGAGTACCAATAACAAGGATGTATTGGAAAAAGCTCTAGTTTCCCGGCCAGGTCGATTTGATAAGGTTATTGACTTCCCACTACCTGCGAAGGCTGAACGGCTTACGATGCTTAAAGCATTCGGAAATGGTCTCTTAGACGAAGTTGAGTTCTTAGATGATATTGCTAAGAATTATACAAAGAAAACTGGGGCGCAGATTCGCGAATTAGTTAATATGGCGGTGATTTTTGCAATTGACGAAAAATCCTATTCAACTGACAAAAAACTTGTTATAAAAGAAGAGCACTTTAAAAAGGCAATGACGGCAGTAGCAAATAAAGACTTCAAAGCAGTATCAGGATTCTCAACAGGAGCTTCTAGTTTGCTTGGAAGCAGATTTGCAGACATAGACGATTAAGGAGACTAAAATGGCAAAAACAAAGTACCTCGAAGCACCTAATTCAGCAGAAGAGTTGGTGTCTAAAATCATGCAGGTATTCCCTGATAGATTTGCACACATTCAGCGAGCTGACATTCTATTAGTAGCTAAGGATAGTCCAAAGAGTTCATATAAAGCGCGCACGCGCTTACTTAATGGATTCTATAGGATGCTCACTAAAAAGAAGATCATAATTGAGCTTCATAAACAGGCGTGGGAACTAGATAAACCTGTTGATCGTGCCTTGACTGTATATCGTGAGTTGTACAGTCTTGATCTTCGTGAATCTAATGGTGAATACAAAATTAATAAACCAGACTTAAATGATTTTACAAAAATCTTAGATAAAACAGGACTTCACGGCGAGACCGCAGAGCAATTCCTTAGTAAAGCATTGTAACATGATTAAGCAGGTCTTAATTATTCGAAAAGACTTGCACATGAGACAAGGAAAAGCTATAGTGCAAGGTGCCCATGCTGCACTTGGTGCAGCATGGGAAATAGCTGATAATACAAATTGGCATACTGAATGGGTAAACACAGGTACTACTAAAATCTGTGTTTACGTAGAAAGTTTAGTAGCACTTCAAACTCTATATGATGCCGCGATAAAAAATGCGCTTCCGTGTTATTTAGTTACAGACGCTGGTAGAACAGAATTTAAAGAACCTACAATAACTTGTCTTGCTATTGGACCAGCTCCCGCAGACCAGATTGATATTTTAACTAAGGCTTTACCTCTATTGTGAATTTAAATCGCGGATTGTTAGGGGATATAAACAGTTATGTTTATTGAACAATTAATACTAGAGAATTTTCAATCTCATGAACATTCAATATTTAAATTTGATAAAAATTTAAATATTATTGTTGGAGTTAGTAATGCCGGAAAATCTTCAGTATCTAGGGCCTTAGCGGCTGTTCTTTTTTGCCAGTTTGACAAAAGTTGGGTTCGACATGGAGCAAAATACTGTCGTGTTACAATTACTACTAATACAGGTATAGAAGTTGTTAGGGAAAAAGGGGATACGATCAATAGGTACAGTCTAAAAATTCAAGGGGGGCCAGATCAGCCCTTCGAGTCAGTTGGAACGACAGTTCCTGAGCCCATTCAGCAGGCTTTAAAAATTCATACAGTTCAGGTTGATACTAAAGTTACGTTGAACCTAAATTTAGCCGGTCAGATGGATTCACTATTCCTGTTAACAGAAACTGGAAGCTATCGAGCTAACGTCCTAGGAAAACTCTCTGGGGCCACGCATTTAGATCATGCAATCAGAGAATTGAATAAGGAAAAACGAGAGATCACTAGAGATAAGAACACTCAGGATACTCAGATAGTTGAACTTCAGGGCCAAGTAGATAAGCTTGTTAAAATTAACGCTTATTCTTTACAAATAAGTGCTCTTGAGGATGCGTTAAGTTCTTTAGCATGCTCCCAAGAGCGTGTAGAACGCATCCGGAACCTTCTAGAACGCGTAAAAGCATCAAAAGATACATGGACACGGGAAAACAAAAAATTGGAGCTTCTAGGCCCAATTGTCGCAGATCTTACTATTTCTTTACATGTCAAAGTAGATAAGATTAAGACTATTAGTTTACTTTGGAGTAAGATAGTAAACTTTAAGCGTACATATGAGCAGCAAAATAAGCTGAATGATTTATTGACTCCTGTTGATTTATCTGCTATACTTCTGTTAGCCAACAAAGTGGCTAATTTAAAAGGTAGCAACGATTTGTCAATCAAGGTGGCTAAGAATACCAAAGAACTTTTGACCAAGATTGATGAGGTGCGTCAAGTTGAACAACGTTACAAAGAAGCTGTACAACAATATGGTGATATGCTCAAGGCCGCTGGAGTGTGTCCAATGTGCAATAGATCCACAGTCGAATGTATACAATAATTGCTGGGAGCCGAACGATTACTAACATGGTTGAATTAGAAACTGCTGTAAAAGCGTCTGGGTTTACTATTACTAAGGTTGCTTGTGGTGGAGCGTCAGGTGTTGATTCACTTGGCGCTTCATATGCGATGTCAAACAACATTCCCATTGTTCTTTTTAAACCAGATTGGGATACTTATGGTAAAGCCGCTGGTCCCATACGTAATCAGTTAATGGCCGAGAGTGCAGAGGCGTTAATATTAATTTATGATGGAAAATCTCGTGGTAGTGCAGACATGTTAATTAAGGCTACGGCCAAAGGTTTAAAGATTCATACTCATATAGTTAAGGCTAAAGAATGAAATTTCTGTTCTTTGGGGATCAACATCTTCGCTCATACTCTGATCGGCCTAAGTGGCGGATCGATGATCATTATCAGGCCCAATTTGCTGAGTTGAATGATATTAAGGAATTAGCTGTTGCACACAAGGTCGATTTAATTATAAGCCTCGGTGATTTTTTTGATCATACACGTGTTTCACATCAGCTTGTGACAGATACTCTACGATGGGTTAAGACATTACAGTGTCCAATTTATTCGATTGTTGGAAATCATGACGTTAATGCTTATGTAACCTCCGATCGTAATAATGGTCTTGGTGTACTATTTGAATCAGAAGCTATTGGTCGTTTGGATGAATTAGTATTTGACGCACAGAAGGTTGTCATTCGTGGTGTGCATGTTTATCTGGACCCAACCCAAGGGGATTATTTGTTTGACACAAAGTATGACGGGTGGACTAAGATTGTTGCTAGTCACAATTTTATCATCCCGCATGTTGTGCCATTTCCAGCTGTCCTTCCATTACAGGTTAAGACTAATGCTACAGCCATATTATTAGGGCATTACCATAAAGCTTTTACACACACGGAAGGAACCACAGTATTCATGAATCCTGGTAGTATTTCTAGGTGGTCCATTAACGAACAACATCAACCTCAAGTAGCAATTTTTGATACACAAACAGGGTTGATTACTCCTATTCCTTTAAAAAGTTCGCTTCCGGCCTGTGACATTTTTGATATAGCGGCTGCTGCAGAGATTAAGTCAACTGAGATGAACTTGCAAAGTTTTGTTAATAGTCTTGAATCAACTAGTTTTGAAAATGCAGATATTGAAAATATTATTTTGATAGAAGGCGCAAAACATGGTATAAGTAAAGGTGTGGTTGATTTGGCACTCGCTCGTGTACAACAAGCAAAGGCGGATATAAAATGAGCTTAGAGAATGATTTGTTAGCGTTAAAATCAAAAGGTGAGCGTCTTAATACGCTTCGTATTGAAAATGCGACCAAACTTCAGGGTTTAGAGGCTGAAAAAGAGAAGCTTCTAGTTGAAGCACAAGCCCTTGGGATTGCCCCAGATAAAATTGAAGAGACATTACGAATTGAGGAAGCCGCAATTCAAGCTGAAACAACTGAACTTGATTTGCAACTCACCAGGATTTTGGATGAAGTTGCAAGAGTTTAAAAGTTCTTGTCGTGCCTGTGCGCATAAACACCAATTTCAAGTTTGTAATTGGCCAATTAATAAAACAGGTCGACTAAAATTAAAATTAGTACATGGTGAAAGCAAACTTTGGGGTATTAGTCAAGCTTTACATCAACATTTGGATATGGATGGGGAAGAAGACGTTGTAGTTAAACAACGTTTAAATATTTATGAGAACGAAGTGTTTGAGTATGAACAAGAAGTTGATTGTGGATGTAGATTGTATATACCAAGTGATAACTTAGAATTTGTAGAATGGAAGTATTCTCAAAGTGAATAAACAACTCTCTAATAAATTTGAGCAATTGAAGACTAATTACAACCAAAAGGTTGGTCAGCTTCAGGCTATTCAGGATCATCTGGCATCAAGTAAAACACAGCTTATTGCACTCACGGATAAAGAGGATTTAACCTTAAAGACAAGTTTATTCCTTCAATCTCTTTCTGATCATACTCGCTTGCAAGTGCTAGATAAAATTGCTGGTATTGTAACTGATGCATTGCAGACTATAAAAGATACCAATTTAACGTTTACGATGCGCCTAGTCATTAAGGCAAATCAACCTACCCTGGAAATGGGTATCATTGATAAGCTATCTGGTCAGACGTATGATGTGCTTACTTCCTTCGGGGGAGGTATTTGCGACATAGTGTCATTGGCACTTCGTGTTGCATTACTAGTCAAATGGCAGCCGACGTTGTCTCGTGTGCTTATCTTGGATGAAGCCTGCAAACATGTCGCTCAGAAAGATCAAGAGTTACTTGCAATATTCGTTCGTAAGCTTTCAGAGGCTTTAAATGTTCAGTTTATTTGGATTTCACATAGCGAGATATTAGAGCAAGCTGGACATAAAATTTTCGAGGTAATTAAAAAAAATGGAATCTCAAAAACCGAAGAAAAAACGCCCCACATTTAATCAGAACGCAGCAATTAGAGGAGCAATACGACGGATTTTTAGTAGATCTCCTGCTAAGATTGAAGCGCAAATGAAGGTTCGTCGCGAAGTTCCAAAATTTAATAAAGATGGTTCTAGATCTAAAGTAGATGCAGTTCAATATCAATGCAACATATGTAAAAATTGGGTTGGATCCACTCATGTGGAGGTTGATCATACTGTGCCAGTGATTGAAGTTAATGAACAGGGATTTGTTGATTGGAATACTTTTGTAAACAGATTATTTTGCCAAGTGCAAGATTTACAAGTTTTGTGTGATCCATGCCACGATCAAAAGACACGAGATGAGCGTAAATCTCGCCAAGCATTTAAAGATAAGATTTTACTTGACAAATTAGAAGAACGTAGCAAATATGCTGGATCGATTCATGAAGAGAAGGCCTTAAAGAAAGAAATATCTAAGTTTTTGAAGCTTACTAAGGCGGCGGACACAATTTCCCGCGCCAAGAAACTTAAAGATTTTCTGATAACTAGAATCACAAAGGAAGACTAGTGCAAATTATTGCGTGGATTGTTACGATCTTATTTGGCGTTACATATTGGCCTCAACTTTGGCATAGCTATAGGACTAAAAGTGTTGGCGATATTAGCCCATATGCATGGTTTATTCAATCTCTTGCATATGCGTTAGCTATTAGCTACGGTGTATCACTTATGCAATGGCCTATGATCATCGGGTATGTTCATGGGTTGCTATGTAGTGTGGTATTCCTACTCATGTATTGGAAATACACTAAGACGCGTAAGAAACGAGGCAAACGAGGCAAACATGTATAGATTATCAGATGAGTTAGCTAAACTGCTACTATCAAAGATGCGTAAACCGGATATCGAGACATCAGGTAACGCAGCCTTTTTACCTAAAAATAAAAATAGTTTAGGCCTGATTGATCCAATCTGTTGTTATGGAACGTCATTTACATATATTCTTGAGAGTCCCAAACCCCTCATTAATCCTGAATTACCATTTATTCCTGCCGGAGTTGAAGGATACTTTTTATATCGGAAGGAAGAGCTTCAACCTGTTAATGAACCTTGGGAAATTAGTCGTGTGTTTATAGATCCCAACTATGAAGATCCGGAAGAAAAGATCGATGTGTCCGATGTGTCAGTTATTATAGCCAGTGATATTGTCAAATTAACGGCTCCAACGCTTAAGACATTTGAACAACTTGTAGCAAAAGAACCATTAATTGTTGATTGTTTGAAATTGGAGAAATAATATGGAAGAGAATAAACCGACTAATTTTAAAGAAGCAGCCTTATCACATATTCCAGCCAGTGTTGTTGAATCTATGAGACGTCAATCAGCTGTAAGTACAGAAGGCATGTCGATTTTGGAAGCCCTTACGAAGAACGGTGGACCAAAAATGATTCCTGAACAGCATGCAGTTGCATCTCAACCAGTTCAAAAATCCAGCATGTCATTAGCTGTCGATGGGCGTGTTATTAGGATTTCATTAGATCCAACTGAAGGCGCAGTTACAATGCTGCTTTATCTGTTGGCAACTGTTTGGAGTAAGGATAAGAAGATCGCAAAGGTGTTAAAGCAATTCAATTTTCATTTTTTTGACGAAAACAAGAATCAATTATATCCACTTGTAAAAACACGTGATAAAATCTAGCGCTCCGTGTGCATGCGGGCACTCATATAGTAACCACCTGAGTCAGACTTTTCAGCTAGATGATAGTGGACTTGATGTTATCAACGGATGTAGTGTTAAATATTGTGACTGTAACATTTTTGACTTTGATAACCTAAGATTTTTGGAGAAGGAATATGAGTCAAAAAACCACTAAACAATTACATTATCAACAGCATAAAACTAGGTTAATATGGATTTAAATAATAATTCATGCGTAAAATGTCCTTTAAGTGAACTTCGAACCTGTGTCTTGAACGGGACGGGAGATAAACAATCAAAGATTGTCTTTATTATGGATTCGCCATCCAGAGAAGATGATATGCATAAACTTGCCTTTTCTGGCCTCTCTGCACGCAAATTAGAGAGCGTTCTAGCTCGCCTAGGTCTTCATAGTAGTCAGGTTTACATGACGTATGCAACACGTTGTCGTGCTAACCTAAGAACCATCGAAGGAGTGCGACCAGCTAACTTTGACGAGATTCAAGCATGTTCGCAATATCTCTATGATGAGTTAACAGAAATTAAGCCACATGTCCTTGTACCTATGGGTACAGAAGCAATGATGGCTGTGTTTAATATCAAGAAACCAAAGGTTGGTGAACTTAGGGGTATTGAAGCTTGGTCGGAACGATTTAATTGCAAGATTATTCCGACGTATGGTACAGGAGCGATTTTACGCAACCCAAACCTTGAAGAAGTGATGTTGCAAGATATTCGCAGAGCAGTTGAATCTTCTAAATATCCTGAAATGTCTGATATTAAGAAAGGTAATTATTTGGTTATTAATAGTATGCAAACATTTGATGCTTTTTGCGATCGAATTGTTGAGCAGGAAGAGGTTTCAATCGATTTAGAAACAACAGGCTTTGATTGGCAATCAGATAAGATAATTTGTTGTTCATTCTCCTGGGCTGCAAATACTGGGGTGCTTCTCCCGATTACAAAATGGATCGGTGTCGAACACGAGAAGATTGTTGTTAAGCAGAAGAAAACTACTAAGAAGGGTGTTACTACTTATAAGCCTGTTGAGGAGATAGAGAAATGGATCGAGGATACATATCATCCATGGTGGGCTGACAAACAAGAGTATGTAATGACACGATTCCGTAAAATCATGGAAAGTAATATTAAATTTGTCGCTCAGAATGGTAAGTTTGATTGGAAATTCTTATTACAAATGGGTTGGGATGTTAAACCGCTAGCATATGATACACTTCTAATGCACTATCTTCTGCGTGAAACCTCTAAAGGGGAACATAACCTAGAAGATATGGCGCTCCAGTATCTGGGCAAAGGGCAACATAAGAAAGAGCTTGATGACTGGTTTAAGGCCAATAAGATGGGTGATGATGATAATAAGAAGAATTATGCTCGGGTGCCTACGGACCTTCTCTTTTCCTACGGTGCAGCTGATGCTGATGTAACTCTCCAATTAAAGAATATTTTCATGCCTCGGCTTGAAGCAGAAGGTATGGCTGATCTATTTAAGCATCTTATCATGCCTCTAAACTTTACACTTACACAGATGGAATTTGAGGGATTTTTAATTGATAAAACTGCGCTCCATTATGCTAAGAGTGTTTTAACACAGCAAATGATCGATACACAAACACATATCGGCAAGTTATTAATTGACGAAGGCGTTTTTAAACCTGTTGATTTTACTAATCAGGCAGAAGTTGACGTATTGATTGCTAACACACTTGAGATTCTAGATTCACCAAAGCAACTTTCTAAGTTATTGTTTGAAACACTCAAGCTTACTCCGATTAAACAAACAAAAACAGGATACTCTACAGATGAGGAGGTATTAAACATCTTGGGGAAGAAGTATCAGATTAAAGATCCTGTAACTGGCGAGTGGATCAATGACCCTAAAAGTGTTCCATCATCTATTGTGCAATTTCGTGGACAAGCGAAGCTGCTTCGAACTTATGTAGTAGGCATTGAGACACGTTTAGATAAATATGGTCGGTTGCACACCAAGTTTTTACAGGAAGGTACAGAATCAGGACGTCTCTCTAGTCGTGATCCTAACTTTCAAAACTTTCCTCGTGATTCTAAATTGATTAAGAATATGTTCATTCCATCCCCTGGAAATGTCATTATTGAAGCTGATGAAGGACAGAATGAGTTCAGATGGTGGGGCATTTATTCTAATGATCCACAGCTTGTTACAGATTTGAATGATGGGTTAGACATCCATAAACTTGTTGCTGCTTTGGCTGGCAAGGTCGATTATAAGAATGTAACACCCAAGCAGCGTCAGGTTGCTAAATCAATCGTGTTCGGGCTCATGTTTAATATGGGTACAGAGAAGCTGTCTAAAGATCATGGTGTTACTGTTCAATATGCTGAAGAAATTAAGAACATCTTCTTTAGTCGGTATCCTGTTGCGAAGCAATGGAAGTATGACATCGTTAAGTTCGCTAAGAAAAATCTCTATGTTCAGAACCGCTTCGGTCGTGTTCGCCACCTTCTAGCTATTAACCATCCAGACAATAAGATCGCGTACCAAGATGAACAGGGGGCGGTAAATTGTGTTGATGATCAAACACAAATTTTAACAAAAGATGGATGGAAATCACACACAGAGGTTAACTCTGGAACCATTGTCGCAACTAAAAATCCAAATACTGGTGAATTGGAATGGCAACCAATTCTTACTGTGAACAGATCAAATTATAATGGATTAATGTATGAATTTAATACCGCCAGCATATCTGCGGTAACAACTCCAAATCACAGGTGGTTAATTGATAGAATATATAGCACAGGACGTAAACAAAAAAAAATAAAATTAAATATATTTAGAGAATCTCAAATAGTTTCGCCATCAGGGGCTGACAGAATTCACTTAACAGTGGATTCATATAATGGAAATAATACTAGTTCATTTACTAATGATGAGATTGAATTGATTGGATGGTTAATTACAGAGGGGTCTTATTCTAACTCATATGTTGATAAAAAATCTAAGCTTCTTAAAACACCAACAAGCTTAACAATTTGCAAATCATTGCGAGGAAATCCAGACAAATGTGCTCAAATTGACAATTTATTTGCACGATTAAATTGTGGCACAGGTATTTATGCTGCACCACGAACACAAGAAAAATATTGGTCTACAAAAAATAAACCTCTAATATTAAAGATCCGCAAATGGTTACCAACACGCTGTCTAACCCCTCAATTTTTATTACATTTATCAATAGAACAGTTGCATATTTTATATGAAACAATGTTATTAGGAGATGGCTGCTGGGATAATGTTGCAAAATGTAGACGACAATTTGCTGTTAAAAATCAAACAGCCACAGATATGTTTTCGATGTTGTGTGTACTGATTGGGCAAAGCCACCACGTTTTTAAGAGAGATTTATCAATGTATCATCCTAGTTCTCCAAAATTACAAAATGTTCCTAAAATGTCATCTATTAATATCGGTGAGTTAAAAAAACGTACCAGAACACAATGTCTTTCTGAACGAACAATCCATAAGAATTGGCAAGGTATTGTTTGGTGTCCGACTGTTGAAAATCAAACGTGGATCGCCAGACGAAATGGAACAGTATATGTAACTGGTAACTCACCAATTCAAGGTGCTGCGTCAGACTATGTATCTAATGCAGCCAATCGAATTAGAGCTAAATTATTAGAGAAAGGTTTGAAGGGTAAATTGCGTAACCTAATTCATGATGCTATTTACGTAGAGACTCCGCAATCCGAAATTAAAGAGACTTTAGAAATTATGGAAGAGGCAATGACGCGCAGGATATTAGGGATTCAAATTCCGTTAATTGCTGATTTTAAAATTGGTAAGCGTTGGGGTCGTATGCACAACATCAAGGTAGCTAACATTATTAAAAAACAGGTTACTTTATAGATACAATCATGTTATACTTATTCTATAGGTTAAAATGAACGAAATTAAAACAAATGTGATTGTTTATTTAGCATGCCGAATGACTGGACGCTCTAAAGCTGTCATGGTTAAAGAGGCTTATAATGCAGTCGCAATCCTCTCTAAACATGGAATCACATGTATTTCTCCTGTCCTTAAAGAAAATATTGTTTCTGAGCATAAGATTCTTACAGCCGAGTCTGAGCAGGCTTTAGCTCAAGAGTGGAAAAAAGACAAGGATTATATTAAACAAGCGCATGTTGTGCTTGACTTATCAGCTGCATCTCGAATACGTAGTGAAGGGGCAACTCACGAATACATGTTTGCACGTTATGCTTTGTTCAAACCTGTTGTACGATTGTTCCCTAAGGGTTTAGGTCACTCCGTGGCTCGCATTGAAAATGCATTTATCGCTCGGACATTAGAAGAAGCAGCTATTGCCATCATAGGAAAATGGGGCACTAGATCACGTCGGATCCTTTGGCGTCTTGAAGAACGAATTTTTTGGAAATGGATGAAATTGTTGCGCTTGCAGTTCTTTGGTCTATTTAGATAAGATAGCGGGAGGAAGTATGACAAAGCAAGTGTGGACATTGTATGACGTTTGTATATGTAATCATGAATATATGCAACATCACATCCAATGCTCAGCAAATATCCCAATTGGGCAAAAGTTCTTTCGCGGGATCCTTCCAAACGATGTCAAGATTCAAATGTGTGGATGTAAGACGTTTAGATTTAGTAAAGTGAATACCACCAATCCTAAACCTACATTACAGGGAGACGACTAATGTCTGATTTACAATCCTTTGAAGATGAAGCACATAAACTAGTTGCTGAAGCAATAACCCTTTTAGTTAATAAACGTCGAGATTATGGCGATAATTCTTTGAAAGGTGGGCCTCATGGTATTGTGATCCGCATGACTGATAAAATGGGACGCTTGGAGAATCTTATGGGAATATCCGATGGCTCATTTAAACCACGATCAGCCATTATAGGGGATGAACAGATTGACGATACTGTGAAAGATCTTCTGAATTATGCAATTTTATTCATGATGGAAGCACGGAAATCTAAATGATACAACATTGGACATTCGATGATGTATTGTTAGAACCAGTTTTCTCGATGATTAGGAGTCGCCAAGATGTAGATTCATCTAGTGAATTTCTTGGTCTTAAACTGTCTCTCCCGGTTACCAATTCTAATATGGACACAATCGCCAGTCCAGCGCTAAGTAAGGTATTAGCTGAGTATGGAACCGTGGGCTCAATTCATAGATTTTCTCCCATTGAAGATAACGTCAAGCTGTATAGAGCTTCCGTTCATAATGGAATTAAACCTATTGTGGCAATTGGGGTAGGTGAACTAGAAATGCAACGAGCACGCGCCTTACATGCTGAGAGAGCTGATATCTTCCTTCTGGATGTAGCGCATGCCGCTAATATTTTGGTTGTTGAGATGTACAATAATGTGATTAAGACATTCCCGAATATTAAAATTATAGTAGGTAATTTTGGTACCGGGGCCGAGGTAGAAGCATTCTTAAAGTTGTGCGATCGCAAGCCCGAAGCCATTTGTGTAGGTATTGGTGGTGGTAGTATGTGCCTAACACGCGTTGTAACAGGTGTAGGATTGCCTACGTTAGCATCAATCATAGATTGTGCGCCAGTGTGTGAAGAGAATGAGATTAAGATGATGGTTAACGGTGGGTTGCGAAATAGCGGGGATATTGTTAAAGCACTTGCAGCTGGTGCTGATCTTGTGATGCTTGGATCGATGTTTGCTGGTACAGATGAAGCATCGGGTGCCCTAAATGAATCTGGCACTAAAAAAGAATATAGAGGTTCTGCATCGTTACAATCTTATGAGATTCAGGGCAAGATTGCAAGTTGGCGAGCAGTAGAAGGGGATTCAACATGGGTACCTTTGAAAGGTCCTGCAATTAAGGTTTTGGAAAATATAAACGGCGGGCTAAGAAGTGCTTGTAGTTATCTAGACTCTTCTGATATAAATACTCTAAGGGTTAACGCTCGATTTAATTTTGTAACGTCTAATACAGTCATTGAAAATAAGGCACACGGCAAATGATTTCAAATTTAATTCCGGCGTACAAATATTTAACCGAACAGCGGAAACTATCTGAGCATACAATTCGGACGTTTAATCTCGGGTATGTAAATCCAGAGGGTATCGTGTATGTTGGAGCAGAGTTTAATGATATAATTCCAACAATGGACAAACGATTCTTTAATTCGACTATGTTTCCCATCTTTGATTTGTATGGATCGTGCATTGGTGTATCTGTTCGACCATTGACGCAAAGTCAAACTAAATATATTAATACTGTGTATGAAAAATCAGAGCATCTCTACGGTTTGTCTGTAACTAAAGCTGCTTGTCTTCAAGAACAAAAAGTATACGTGGTAGAGGGAAATGTTAGCATGCTTCAAATGTATCAGGCTGGAATTGAGAATTGTGTTGCAATGCTTGGCTCGAAGCTTTCCGTACGTCAGGTTTGCCTGCTAAGTAGGTTTGTAAAGAAGATTATCCTGGTGCCAGATTCAGATAAAGCAGGTATTAAATTTGTGACCAAGATGAAAGAAAATATTCCAATTAAGCTATATGATGCAGATGTACAATTTACATATGTTCAGCTCCCAGTCGGCCAAGATCCTGATGATTATATGAGAAACAATACGAAAGAACAGTTTTTAGCATTGCCTGAATTAGATTTGCGATAATGAAACAGAGAGAGGTAATTGAAAATGCCTGATAAAGTTTGGTATGTTATTAGTACTCAAGGAATTGGATCAAGAGGAGTGGTAAAGATCCAAGCTATTCTTGATACACTGAATTATGAGGGAATGCTTTGGACCCCAATTATTAAGGTTCACGCGTCTACAACCACTAAAAAGATTACAAATAAGGATACTATACTGTTCCCGAATTATGTTTTTATTCATGCTGCTATTGATGATAGCAAACTTGAACAAGCGTTAGTGGAAGGTAAGGTTGGGAAATTTTTAAAGCTACCCGGAGATACATTGCCGACTGCTATTTCAGAGGCTGATATTGAGCATATTCGAACACTTGAAGAATCAAATGCTCAACCAACTCCTACGGATCTTATAGCTATAGAGCTTGGTAACTTAGTAGAAATCTGTGTTGGGCCGTTGATCGGATTTAAAGGGATAGTCAGCAAGATTTCTGGCCATAGTGCTTCTATAGACACCCTCATATTTGGTAGATCAACTCCTGTTAGTGTTAATATCGCGCATTTAACCAAATTAACGGAGAATAATTCAAATGAAGAAAACACGAACTAAATCTAAAATTAAATTAATAGAAAAGATACATGACGAAGCTGGTCTACCACTAAATGTAGATTTCGTTGAGATAAGCATGACGAATGAGGGGTTAGAACTCCTAGCGCAAAAAAATTCTACACTTTTAGATCAACGTAATGAGCCAGTTCTTCGAAAGCATACAATTCGGAAACAAGAGAAGCTTCTTCGGAAGGTATTTAAAGCTGCGTCCCAAGTACTAACAGATGCTCAATTTCAAATATTTACTATGCGGTATGTGTATCAGCTCCCAGAGAATGAAATCGCTCAACAAGTTGGGTGTGTACAGAATTATATTTCGAGAGCTCTTAAGGCGTCAATAAAAAAAGTACAAAAAAGATTACGTGTTCCTATAACTTTAAAAGGATTTGCTAAAGATCCTAAGAGCGCGGATGATAAGTAATGAGCAGTGGCTGTGTTCATGCATGCATTCTAAATGGCAACACTTTAATGATTTTCACGGCTCACAATGTAAATTCAATGATTTAGAAGGGTGTGGTTGCTTTTGGTATGATCCAATAACTAATTTAGAGTATTTAGAGGCTGAAAATGAAGCGAAGTAGTATCTATATACGCAATCAATTATCAGAACGTGAATTAGAGCTCCTTAAAAAAGATCTCATTGATCATTGTGTTGAAGTAGCAAGCAAAATTAAGCATCTTGGCTTAGCAACGACCCAAATTACTATCATCGCGTTAAATGCAGTAGAACGTGTCTTGTTTACATATAAATTTGGGAAGGGTGGAAGCTTAGGTGAAATTGCTAAGATGCAGGTCATGCATGACCTGCGGTTAGAGCATACAAAGGCATTTCCAGCATTGGCTACTAAAATAGTTTGGCCAGACCTTGTTGAGAAGAAACCGTTTGATCGACTAGTATCAATGCTTGAAAGTATTAAGACATTAAAAAAGAGTGTGATCACTGAGATTCTTGACATAACCAATGAGGTCCTAAATGGACGTCAGCAGAAGTTATTAAAGTCTGTTTACTTGAATCCTGCTGTAACTTATGGTGAGATATGTAAACAATTTGGAACACGTGGTGTGATGACGTATCGTGAGATTAAAATCATTCACAGCCACCTGCTTAAAACAATACAGTATTTAGAGATAAATCTCTAAGGAGATTTTATGAATGATCAAGACGAGCAACAGCCTATCCCTGAACAACCAATAGAACAACCTACTCGAGAACTTACTACAAATGAAAAGAAGAAACAAAACCGGGGGATTTTAGAAAAGCTGCCACTTGAAGTCAGACAAGAATTAGATGAGTACATTCGAGCTAAGAATCCCTCTGCAGCAAAAAAGTATATAGTTGGTAGACATGGCACGAATTATCCAATGCTTGCAAGTGTGAGTATTGTGACCTTTTATAAATACGCTGAGAAACATAATATTAAGGGTATAGACAATGTATTGCAGGCTCAAATTACTAAAACATCACCAGAATTGCTTAATGCAATTAATAAGTTGTCTGATGTAAATGCGCCAATTGGGGATAAACGAGCAGCCTTAACAGCTTTGTACAATGATTGCGCGGCAACGAGTCGGAAGTTAGAAGCAACACAGATCAATTTTATGGATTCTCAAATTCAAATGGTTATTCTTCAGAACCGGAAGCAGATGGTTACTATTATTGAGAAACTATCAGTATTAAATGACCAATTGTCAAAAGACTCAGATAAGAATTGGTTAGAAGAGGCGGAATTTATAGTCCAGGTTTGTACTTCGGCTGCTGTAAACTCATACAAAATTACACACGCTATAGATGAATCTAATTTTTCGAAGTTTATGAACGATTATCGCACCAGGTTGATTGATTTGATGAGGGCATATAGATTAACTAAAGAAACACTTAAAAAGCCCATATAAAGATAAGCTGATTTGCATCCTTCATTTCATTCTATTTTTGTGGGGTGGGGGTGTTAATTCTTATCTACTCCTGATATAATATACTATGACCAAATTAACTGATGGCGGCCGTATAGCAAACGGCTACATGGATGAACGTCGAGATTGCATAGTACGAGCTTTAGCGAATGTGGCTGATATTCCTTATTATCAGGCGCATGATTTATTTAAATGGGGCGGACGTCGGAAGCGTTGTGCATCCGACATATTGGAAACGTTACACGAAGTTAATGTAGTTGGTACTAGTTGTAGAATGCGATTAAGTCAATTTTTAGCAGAGAACAAGACAGGTTCATTTATTGTACTTAAACGTGGTCATGCCTTTGTTGTTAAAAATGGTATTATCTGCCTATTTTGATGATAAAGATGTAAATCGAAATGTTATTGTCAAATGGTTTGCGAAAGTAAATAGAGCTTGACAAGATAAGAATCTCATGATAGAATCAAATATGACACCAAGTGATACAATGTTGTGTAGTTACTATTTAATCACGTTTGAACCTCATGAATATGTGCAAGATGAAGTGATTGAAATTGAAGAAGAGGGGTAACTCATGGCTAGCGAAATGATGACAATCATGGAAAAGGTAAGCATGCGCCTGATCCAAAACAGCCCATTTTATGCAAACTTATTATCTCAGATGCGCAAGATTGAGTGTACAGGTGAACTTGCTAAACAAATTCCTACAGAAGCAGTCGCCATTGAGAATGGCCGTATTAATTTTTATTTTAATCCTAAATTCCTTGAAACTTTGACGGTGGATGAAGCAGTTGCGGTTTTGACTCACGAATGTAATCACGTTGTTAAAGGCCACTTAATTCGCATGCGGGATGAATATAAGGAAAATGCTCAACTTGCAAATATTGCTCAGGATATGAATGCCAACCGTGACATTCCAAAACTTCCTAAAGAGGCGTGCACAGTTCAGACTATTACAGACCAGTTTGCTAAGCAAGGCATTAAGCTTAAACTGAAAGATGATGATACGTCAGAAAATTATTATAAAGAACTGAATAAGCATTCTGCCAAAATAGAGATGCAACAAGGTGCAGATGGAAATCTTGATATGGTGTTAAAAGATTCGAAAGGGAAAGAGATTGGTCGCGTCTCGGTTAAATCAATCTGCAACAATAAAGATAAACAGTCCGATGCCAATGGTAAGGGTGATGTTCCAGAATTGGCTAAGGAAGTCATTCGACAAGCTGTGAAGGACGCTGTTGAGGCGACGCAAAAAGCCCGTGGAACAATTCCGTATGGCTTAGAAGAGGCTGTTGGTGATTGGTTGAAACCTCCAGTTATCTCATGGCGTACGCTTCTTAAGAAGTTCTTGGCTGCGTCTATTAAGTCGGGTTCCAAACGTAGTTGGAAGCGTCCTAATCGTCGCTTTGGCGAAGCACAGAAAGGTAAACTAAGTAATCGCTCGGTTTCGGTGACAATTGCGATTGATACAAGTGGTTCAGTTGGACCTGATGAGCTTAAGTCATTTGTTGCTGAGATGAAGGCCATTAAAGCATGTTATAAAGGCACAATGACTGTGATCGAGTGTGATGCAGAAATTCACAAGACATATAAATTGGATAAGTACAAACGTGTGCAAACAAACTTTAAGGGTCGTGGTGGTACAAGTTTTATTCCAGTGTTTAAATATATTAAAGACAAGAAGCTTAAAACTGATCTTTTGATCTTCTTTACAGATCTTGCTGGTGATCAAGAACAGTGTAAAAAACCACCATTTCCTGTATTATGGGTTGCAACTGTTTCAGCTCAGAAGATGCCATTTGGACATGTTATATCATTAGTCGACAGCCCTGATAAACGAGACAAAAAATAAATACAAGGCCCCGGGAGGGGTTGACAAGATGATAAGTATCTGTTATAATAAAGTGTGGCAAAATACCAAGGGAGAACAAAATGCACATTAATGACGCTAAACGATATATCAAACGTATCATTGAGAAACAAGTGCCTGTCACGATTGCTATGGTTGGCGCCTCTGGTATTGGTAAGTCTGCAATTGAAAAGCAACTAGCAAAAGAGCTTGGGATTCAATTCATTGACTTGCGTTTAGCAACACAAGAACCGTCTGACTTGATTGGTATTCCCTATCGTGAAGGTAATCGCACTCATTGGGCTGAACCAGCTTGGTTCCCTAAAACCGGCACACGTGGAGTCATTTGTTTGGAAGAGTTAAACCGAGCTCCAAACGATGTGCGCCAGTGTATTTTCCAATTTATTTGGGATCGTGTTCTTAATACACATGTGTTGCCTGAAGGTTGGACAATTGTTTTAGCTATGAATCCTGAAACTGATGATGGTTCATATCAGGTTGAGACATTAGATAAAGCTTTAATTCGCCGATGCTCAGTCATTGTAGTTGAACCTAACGTTAACTCTTGGATGACTTGGGCCACTGATCCAACGCAAGGAAATGTTCCAGCTGAAATCACTGGGTTCATTGGTACACACAAAGACATGCTCTTCGTACCAGAAAATTTTGATTTCCCTGTTACTCGTACACCAGCTAGTTGGGGGGATACTTTATCACTCTTGCGTAAAGCAGAAGCTATTCCACAAGATCTTGAATTTGAAATCATCTCTGGGATCGTTGGCAAAGAAGCGGCAGCAGCTTTTGTTAAGTATATGGACAAACAATATGAACGGCCTGTTAATGGCGAAGAAGCATTAAAAGACTTCGCGGCTGTTAAAGATAAGATCCTTAAACAAGCCAAGAAAGCGGATGAGATGTACGTTACTATTAAGCAGATCATTGGTATCGCCGAAGCAGCTAATAATAAATTGCCTAAGAAGCAGATGGAAAATCTGATTGAATTCATTGACGTCTTGAATGCAGATACAGCAGCAATGCTCGTTCGTGAGCTTCCTTCTGAAATTGTCTCAGCCTTGGTTGAGATGGATGAGCGTATCCTTAAAGTTGGTAAGGCTTCGCGCTCGGCTCGTGAGGAAAAATAGTGGACAAGAGTGAGCTTAACGAATTAACCCATCAAGTTAAGATGCTAGAAGCATCTAATGTAGTCTTACACGTTAAAGCCATTCTGCTTGACTTGGAGATCGCTCAAGTTAAGACATTTCCTAGTCCAGTTGACGTGGAACCATATGCACAGAAGATTGTTGCTTTTTTGCGTGAGCACCTGGTGCACTGAGATGCCTTGGGTATTTCACGACAGTTATAAAACTCAGGTACAAGCTGCAAAGTCAGGTAAAGATATTATAAATTTAGGATTGGCTCGAGGAGTAAAGATTTCACCGTTAGGGAAAAAAGGTAAAAAATTCATGTTGTATATTCTACCTTTAACAAAAGATCGTAAGGAGAAATAACATGCCAACCTATAAGCCATATGAAACTGATGCATCAGGATCAAACCGCAAATTGCGCAAAGGGTCTCGTCGTACAATCTTCGTTGCCAATAAGGTTGCCGGTCGTTTAGCTCGTAAAGCCTGTAAGGATGCACGCGATGAACGAGCTGCTGCAGCTGCTGAAAAAGCTGGCACGATCGAATAATATGGATCAATGGGCGAATCTTAATGACTTTTCTGCATGGGATGGGAATTTGCTTTGTCCTATATGTAAGGCAGATTCATCTAAAACCCTTGTAGGCAATCATTGGAAGTGTTCAGGATGTGCTCATTTGTTTAATCAAGATAAATCTAAACTGGATGTTGATTGCATTTGCGACAAATGCCAAGTAAAGGCGAATGAGCAAGCAATCAAGATTACTAAGAAACAGGATAAGACTGTAAAAGTTCTTAAACAATTAAAAAAATCTTTAAAAAAGAATGAAAAAAAGCCTCAAAAGAAGATCAAAAAGTAAATTTAGACAAATAGTACAACCTCCCTGTGCTATCTGTCACTCTTATAAAAGAAGAAGAAGAAGATTCTTATGAATAGTTGTTCAAAAAGATATAAGTTTAAATTAGGGTTTATTAGAATTAAAGATAAGCATTTATTTCTTATCTCAAATGCTTTCTATACCTTAGAAGCTAAGAATGTTATAGAGTTGATTAGAACATGTCAAGATTGTCAATTTAAAGAAGTCTTAACTCTAGATCAAGAAACAGTAATTGAATGCGTTAAACAGTATCCTAGCGCGTTTAAACCACTACTGCGAGCGTTTATAGAATCATGGATGAGCTGAATCAGTTATGTAAAACCTGTAAACATCAGTTTAAACTGCATCAAATGGCAACTTTTGGAGTTTGGTATTGTGACTTTAACGATGAATGCCTATGCAACAATTTTGAGCAGCAAACTCCCCCTGAATCAGGCGAGTATGCCTTAGAATTTCAATACGATGAGAATGACACGACATATCGATTAAATTAAGGAGCTTAAAATGGCGCTAAAGAAAAAAGGTACACCCGAGAAGCTTAAAATAGTTAAAGAATCTGACTTGCAAAGATTTATTAAAATCATCAAAGATGCTATTACACCATTGCACCTCACTAAGAAAAAAGAAACAAAATAGGTCTTTAGACCTAGATACATTCTTATCTATTCATGGTATAATTATAGTATGAATACTTTGGAAATTGAAGACCTTGAAGAAATTACTGTAGGTTGTCAATGTGATGAATGTCAATTTGCGTTTATTAGTTATAAGTCGTGGCAATACTCTAAGGAGAACTAAAAATGGATAGTCCTGTTCTAATTTCGTGCGCGGAATGCAGTAATTTTAACACTGAATCTTTACCGGCAATGGTCCAACATATTTTGACTGCTCACCCAGAAAGTTACAATAATGAGCAAGCGTTGCATTATGCACAACTTTGGCAAGAAGAGGCGATTGAGCAGCAAGAAGTAGAAGATCTAGAACGCGCGAATTATTTTCGTCGGCATGGTGTTGATCCACAGGGAGATTGGGATGACGAACGTCCGGGTAAATAAATGAACGTTAAATTCTTTGATCTTGCACGTAAAGTGTCTAAACTTTCAGATCATAAACGATTTGGGCTTGGTGCTGTTATTGTTAGTGGATCAAAAATCATTAGTGTAGGAGCAAACAAACTTAAGACGCATCCAAAAAGTACTCATCCATATCAAAGTTTGCATGCAGAGATGGCAGCTATAATCTCTGCTCATCAAGATCTTTCTAAATGTGACATTTACGTGTATAGAGAAACGAAGCAGGGAGTTCAAGCAATGGCTAAACCATGTATTTATTGTCAAACAATGATTAAAGAAGCAGGAATACGGACCGTTTATTATAGCAATGCTGGGATTTATCAGCAGCTTAACATGTGGGAAAACTAATGTTCCTACTAACTAATACACGATACCTTTTAATTGTGTTGTCACTGCTCCTTTCGAGTTGTACAAGTATTCGCTATATTACACCTATAAATGGTCAATTAGTTACTGACAAACATCAACCGGTTACGGTTGTTGGAAGTCCCCATGTACGATGTAGTTCTAATAATTCAAATAAAGTATACACCGGATTTTTTATGTATTACGATGATGACGGTGCGGTTGTATTAAATGATTATGGACGTGGAAAGATTCGATTGTATACCAATCCTATCTGTATATTGAGTAGAGATGATTAAAGGAGATTACAATGCGTAAGGGTCAATCACATTCGCCAGAAACAAAGGCTAAGATTGCTGCTGCTACAGCTGGCAAGGTCTTTACTCCTGAACATTCTAAAGCCATTAGTGATGCATTAAAGGGACAAAAGAAGACTATAGCGCATAAAGCGGCTATAAGTGTCGGGATTAGAGCGTCAAAAGTTGCAAAAGTGGTTGAATCACCAGTTTTGCCGGATCAAGCATAACTATGGATTTTGATTGTTGCATGTACATTGAGGTAATAAGACAAGATCCATTTAAAATAATTTCGGATCTTACACCTCGTAAAATTTTATTGATGCAAGCGCATGTTAAAACTTGTAACAAATGTAACACAGCACTGGATGGTATAGAAGAGCAGGGAAAAACCAGTCCTCCAAAGCCGTTTGGTTTGGATAATAGGAGTGTTAATTAGAGAATATATGAAAAGCGTATTACTGATAATCTTTGGCGTATTTTTAGGATGGCTCACTGTGCCAACTCTTGCTGCTGGTGATGCGGAGAGCAACACGTATAAAGGCTTACTTAAGAGAGTGATTGAAATTACTACACAAGTTCAGATTAGCTCAGCTCAAACGGCTGAGAATACACGTATTCTAAAAGAACATTTTGTAGGAGTTAAAAAGTGAGTATGCATAGTCGGGAAACATATATAAGTATGTTAGATCAACTACTTTCTGAAGAGCTGATGTTTTCCTCGTCTTGTGCAACAGAGAAAAATATTAAAAACGCTATGATTCGTGTGCTAGGATTACTTATTAAAAAAGGTCTTCTTAAACGATACTCAAGTCTTGTGCTTGCTGAAAATTTAAATGTCCATGTTATGATCCTTGACGCAGATAACACTGAGTTTAATATTGTGCTAGTCTATGGAGAATGACGTCTTTCTTAAGGCATTAGGGCCCTGTCGTACATGTGGTCATCACAAAATCGCTCATACATTAAAATACAAGAACAGGAAAACAGAATTGTGTTTGGACGCGCGATTAGATAGTAAAGCAGTGTATCGTAGATGTCCCTGTAAACAATTTGTACCTAAAGATAACCTGGAGTTTTTAGAGTGGGCAGCTCAAAATAAAGAGGAATTTAAGTGAGTTTAACTAAAAAAGTTACATGCGAATGTAAACATGATTTTATTAATCACGGTCCTGACTGCGCAAGGTGTTTGTGCAATACTTATGATCCTGCCGGTCACAATCCAGAATTAGAGAATGTTCTTTGCCCACGCTGCAGATTGGCTCGCTTAGAAAAATTTGAAGATCGCACCTATATTTGTGTTGCATGCCGTTATGTGATGCTCGAGTCACAAGTATTAGAGATGGTTGGATGAAGATTTATAAGGGCGTTCGAATTATGCCTGGTTATATACCTGTAATATATGTTGATGATAAAGTGTTAGATATTGGGCCTTCAAAATTGCTTAGGGATTATGGGGCAGATTGTCCAGAATGGGGTTATTTAGGCTCAGGACCATCCCAAACAGCTTTAGCTATCCTATATGATGCAATCGGGAGTAGTGAAGTTGCCATTAAGTATCATCAAGAGTTTAAAAGGCACTTTATCGCAAATTATGATCAAAACAATTTTTTACTGTTAGAGCTTCAGATTAAGAATTGGCTTGAGGCATATATTCGAAATGAAGGGAGCAATGACTATGAGTGATACAGCCACTGCGAAATATGAAACAAAAGAGGAACGCTTAAAACATGAGCTGCAACAGGAATTGAAAGAATTGAAAGAATTGAAAGAATTGAAAGAATTATTAGCTGATAAAGAAGACTATTGCTTTGGGTAAATATATTGCATTCGATGTAGAAGCAGGGGGTGTAGATGTTGAACATTCGCTACTATCCGCCTATTTTGTTGTTATAGATGATGATCTTAAGACAGTTTACGGGGAGTTGGATCTATTAGTAAAACCAGATAATGGCAACTATGTTGCAACTGCTCAGGCTCTTGAAGTAAATAAGATTGATTTAATAGCGCATGATAAAATTGCTATTACAGAAAGTAAGGCTGGACAATTATTGTTTAATTTCTTAAAAGAACATGCTCAGAATGGAACAACCAAGCTTATTCCCCTTGGACATAACATCTCGTTTGATGTAGAATTTATTAAAAAGCATCTCCTTAAGAAAGCGTTTAATCAGTTTGTATCATATAGAATGTTAGATACGGCCAGTGTCGTTCAATTCTTTAAATTGGCTGGTCTTGTTTCAAGAGATTTGGCTGGATCATTATCTGAAATCGCGATTCATTTTGGTATATCTACTATAATGAATGTACCACATACAGCTAAAGGTGACACCTGGATGGCTATAGAGATTCTGCGTAAACTTAAGGCGCAAGCAACAGGTCTTTAAATACTCTAAAAAATAGGGAGTGGGGGGCTTACAAGTCAGATTTTTCATGATATAATTATAAGGAAGATTACTCAATGGTTGAACATAATTTTAACGAGTATCAGTCAAAACCAGGCCTAACGTCAGATGGTAAGAAGTGGTGGCAAAATTGTTACATTTGCGATAAGCAGATTAATTTTTTAAAAGCACATAGCGAGAGTTGGAGACAGATTGGACAGTATGTAAGACATATGAAATGTTCCCCAACACCATTGAAGTAAACGGAGGAAACTATGGAGTTTTACCGTAAAATTGCTATCATTGGATTAAGTATATTTGGATTTTGTCTGCCACTTAGTTGTGGGATGTTTTTTAATCGTGTTGGAGTTGATGGTCTCACAGAAGAGCAAGTTAGGTCTGAATTGATATATTATAAAGAAGCAACTGAACTTAATGATCTTCTGTTTAATGCTGGAACACTAGTTCATATGAGTGTAATTGTTACAATGTTAAAAGAAATAGATAAGAATATTACTCTTTTTTATCCCACTGGGCCATTTACTAGAACTGATTTTATTACATTAGGGTGGCTTGAATCATCCTATAAACAGTATGAACGCGGTGCACATGGAGAGCGTGGCATCTTTCAGATCATGCCAAACCATTTTAACGATTACGGCATTACTAAGAATTACTTTGATGTTGCTATAAATACTAAGATGGCATTTCGCGTGTTAAATTGGAAATACAGAAAGCATCAGGATTATCAATTAGCAATTATGGCGTATAACGGATTGGTTAAAAGTAAGAGTGGAAACTGGTCTACAAAGTATTGGACAGCATTTGAAAAACGTCGTATTGTGATTGATTTAGCGCTTAATAAGCCTAAATAGAGGTAATAAATGTTCACCTTTTGGCTTTCAATCATATTCTTTTTTGATTGAGCTTACAGAGATATATCTTGAGACATACGAACGCTTGGTTTCATCTCGTCTTAAGCTTTGGGCGACAATTTTTTATGGAGCATTGAATCAGGAGAAGAATTAATGAGATTGACTATAATTCCGAAAATATTCGTCGGATTTGCTGCTGTTAGTCGGTCTGGTCCCTTTGGACCCTTTAGAAACTATAGACGACGCAAAAATAAGAAATTCGCTATCTCTAATATTCGCGTAGAGATAATTGACGCAGTTACTGGTCAAAAGACTAGCGGGAAAGCTTTTGAAGAGTCTGCTGCTAAATTTAAGAAATGGTTAAAGCTACGTAATGTTCGTGCTGAATTTACAGATGTACGTTTGAACAAGACCTCGGCATGGTTCAAGTTAAATGATGCAGAGTTTATCGATTATCCTATCATTGTAAAGATGGGTGGGTATAAAGCACCATATCTTATTAAACGCGTGCAAGATCGGAAGACTTTTAAAGGTAAAACTACATTTAGTATTCAATTAGAAACAACTGAGAACATTGATTACTTAGCTATATTAAGTCAGAAGAAAGAACTGCTGTTAAATAAAAAAGGAAGAAAGTAATGCACCCAGAACAATTTATCAATCATCATAATCTTTGGGACCTAGAGAAACTGAAGCAAGTTGCTCAACATAACTCTGTTTATGTTATTCAATCTCCTAAATTTCCTGACGTCGTAATGCTCCATTATATGGATGCTGTTCAGTATGATAACTTGTGGACAGTGTTTAACCGAATGTGTCGTGGATTGATTCTAGACCTTAAGAATCGATGTGTCTTGGCCCATCCATTCGATAAATTTTTCAACCTTGGTCAAATGCCTGAGACTAATTATGATACCTTAGTTGCACTTGGCGAATTTTCCACTAGTGAGAAGCTAGATGGTTCACTTGTGATTGCTTTTACAGATCCGAATACAAACAAGATCACTTTCACTACAAAAGGCTCCTTGGATTCACCACATGGACAATACGTAAATCAATTGGTGCTTTCAAAACAGTTCTATATAAACGCTGAGCGATACATGGCAACTGGAACACTGGTATTTGAATTGGTAGCGAACCGTTTTCAAATCGTAGTAGATTATTCGAAAAAGGGATACAAAGAAGGATTGTATTTGATCGGATATCGTGATCATCTCTCTAATAAGCTTGTATCGTTTGACGAAGTAGATAAGATTGCTGGGATGTTAGGGGTTTCTACATTTAAACAATACAGTTTTAATTCCTTAAACGCGCTAATAGATACCGCGAAAGATCTCCCAGTGTTTGAAGAAGGCTTTGTACTCCGTTTTAAAGATGATCTTATGGTGAAGGTCAAAGGAAGTGCATACCTTGTAGCTCATCGCTTTATAAGCCATCTCAGTGATAGGAATATTTTAGCAGCAGTTGCTGATGGTACAGCTAATGAATTGAGTGCTTTAGCACCTGACGAGTATAAACAGGATGTAATAGATAAGATTAATTATTTTAATAAACATGTGGTTGAATTAGAAGTAACATGTTATAATCTATTTAGTAGCGCGCCAAAGGACGGATTACGGAAAGACTTTGCAGCATGGGTATTCGCAAATGTTCCAACTCACTTTAAAGGGTGTATGTTTCAGCTTTATGAACAAAAACCTTTAAATCGTAAAGCAATGTTTAAGATATTAGAACAAGTAGATAAGATTGGCGGGAGAACACGAATCTAATGACAACACGTAAAGCTTTATTGCTTGGTATATTGTTTGGTCAAATTCTAATGCTTCCATATATCTATTACTTATATACTACTCCACGCATTGAAGCTTTAGTTATTCCTGCTGAGGAATTTGATCGCACAGAAATTCGTCATTTACAGATCCAACATCTTCCTAATACATATGGGGTTGGTGGATCTACTCTCAATATATATCTAGCATCGGAACGTGAAGTTAATCGACAGTATAATGCTCAGTTTGATGATGAGACACAGGTTGAAGGATTTTATAACATTAAAACACACACAATTTGGTGTGTCTACGATCCACTAGTGTTGCATCATGAAATACGCCACGTTACTGAGGGCAGCTATCATCGGTAAATGAAAAGGAAACCAAATGATTAACATACCTGCTAAGTGGAACTACATAGGATGTTTTGTATCAATCGGTGCGGCAGTTATTTGCGCGTTTGCACACGATCTAACATTTTTAATAATCAATTTCATTTTTGCTGTATGGAATTGGTATATTGCTGAATGGAAACGAGGAATAGAAAATGAGCAACCAAAAGACAGAGACGGAGATAAAACAAAAGACGAAGACTAGACTTCTAGTTCTTTGTTTGCAAGCTGAAGATGGAACAATAGAACGAATCCTAACTGGTGCAGATTATGATCAGTTATGGTTGCAGGGCAGCACTGAGAGTAAAGCCATTGGGGGCTATTGGAGTACATACGATAACCATGGTCGCTTTATTGACGGGAATTTTAAAAGTAAAGCCTCTAAATAATGAACGGAGATAACATGTATCAATTAGAACAATATAAAGAGAAGATCGTGCGCTTTATGTCGTGCTAATAACTTAGAGGCATTGCATCGTGTTGCTGTCATTGGAATAAGTAACATTGTTATCAGCGAGTTTATGTTTGATATAGATGAGAAGTTTGTTGAAAACGTTCTGACTCACATATATGTAGCTAACTAAAGGAGAATCACAATGCCATTCGAGAACAAACCGTTTGAACAAGTAAAACCATGGGTAAAAGATCTCATTACAGATAAACAGAAAGCTGCACCTACAGATGCACTTGTGCCACAAGTAGATGTTCCAGTAGTTCCACCTACGTTAGATGCTGTTTTACCTTCAGTTGTTGACGCAGCTCAACCTGTTGCCATATCGGTTGATCAAACTCCAGTAGCTACAGCTGTTCCGGCTGCTTCTGGAACGCAATCACCAACTTCTGTCTCATCTGCTACAGCAACTCCTCCCACAGTTATTAAGTAATTAGAGGGAGTAGTTAAGGAGTAATATATGTCGTGTCGAGTGTACATCTCTGGGAAGATGTCGAACCACTATGTTGAAGATGTAAAGTCAGAACGTAAGCGTGCAACACAAGAGCTCGCTAAATACATGGTGCGACTATATGTCATTAGATCCTGATTATGTTCGTGTTGACCTATTAAAGGTTAAGCGTAAATTATTTATTAGCTATCCTGAGGGTTCGAAAGAACGTCAGGTGTTTATCACTGCAGCTAAGGTATCAGAATTAGCATACCTTCAACAATTACTACCATTAGAAACTACTGAGTTTATATTTGAAGAGTATGCAACCCATAAACATAATCAGCTGAAGGGTATTGTGATATGTTTAGGGATTGGTACGTTTTTATCTGGGACATTGTTTGCCTTGCATCACATGTATCCAACTAGCCTCTGGTTTAATACATTCTATGTTCCATTGATATTTGGATTAATCTTATCTGTAGTACATGCCTATTATTTAGTAGAAGCATATCGGCGTTTTGTCCCATTTAAAAAAGAATACGATCTTATTCAAGAAAAAAGGAAGAAAATAGTTGATGAATTAAAAGGATTATATCCATGAGTATTAAAGATTTTCATGACAACGTAATTAATCTTCAATCTGTAGATCTTACGGAATACATTGATGAGATTCCAGAATTTAAGACAATGAATGAGTGCAAACAATCCGCCCCTCATCATGAAGAAGGCTCAGTGTTAGTACATGTAAACATGGCTGCGGCAGTTGTGCTTCAGCTATTAAATGCGGAAAAGATAGCTCCCGCTGATCAGGTTCTCATTTATATTGCTACAATCTTGCATGATATTGGTAAACCTTGTACCTCACGTATTTCAGCCAAACACGGGCGAATCACAGCCTACGGACATGATGAAGCTGGTATTAAACTATCAAGTGAGTTCTTACGCAAGTATTTCCCAGAGTTTAATTATGTTCAACGCGAGAAGGTTGGGCGCTTAATTGAATATCATATGCAGCCACGATGGATGAAAGATAAAACGGCATCAGTGGCAAAGTTAAAGATGCTATCGCTCGCTGTAAATAGTCGCCACCTCTATCTACTATCACAGGCTGATACTCTTGGCCGGATTGCCAAGGATTTTATGGGTGGGATGTTTGCGCTTGAGCTTTTTAAACAGAATTGTGAGGATATTGGAATATGGGATAGACCTTACAGAGTGCCGTTAGCTACTGATCTAAGTGATGCAGCTTATTCTCTTGCGCGCTGGAATATCTTAATCAATGGAGAGCAAGAAAATTACGACACCTATATAAAAGCCCAACACGTTATTGTTAATCCGATGAAACCTAATTTTCAATTGATGCTTTTAATTGGAGCCCCTGCATCCGGGAAATCTACAGTTTGCGAAAAGCTGGTCTCTCAATATCCTGGTTTAACAGTTATTAGTATGGATGCACGACGCAAAGAATTAACTGGGGACTATAATGATCAAAGTAAGAACACGGAGGTATTTGGGTGGCAAACCAAAGAACTTCGCAAAGCCATGCAAGCACGAAAGAATGTTATAGTAGATGCAACCAATACAAGTAGAAAGCTTCGGAAGATGCTATGGAGCATAGCGAGAGAACACGGAGCACTGTGTTCTGCTATCTATTTTGATATTCCTCTTGCTACGTTGCATGAACGGAATGCGTTAAGGGCGAAGCGGGTGCCAGATAGCGTTGTAGAGCAGTTCTATAAGACAATGCAGACAGTAGCACCTTGGGAAGCGGATTTACTCACTATTATCGATAAATAACATGCGATTTATGTTGATTTTAGTAGTACTTTTTATAAGTATCTTAACAGGTTGTGCCTCATTCAGTATTGAACCAGATGATGGTCGTAATCTAACTCCCCCGACGTTTCGTTTTAAACCTTACATTCCAATCCCATTAAATCCTGTTGAAAAATCGAGCAGTTCTTACATGTTTAAGTAGTCTAAAAAAAGGGCCCTTAGACCTATGTACATTCTTATCTACTCCTGGTATAATATAGTATGACCAAAGTGCCACAAGCAAAGGGATTCGACCTTTAGTGGTATAGTCCTAGTTGTCTCTGTGCACTGATTTGGTAATGGCGCTTTAAGATATAGAGGAGGGCTAACATGAATAAGCCGCACAAGTTTATCGGATTAGAAGATGAGATTATGCTACGTCGTGCTATACGAGCTGTCTATGAAAACGAGGGAATGATTGGGATCTATCAATGTATGGGTGAACTTGCAAAATCTTTAGAAATTGTAGGGCAAATGGTGCAAGAGATTCTCGACGACCAAGTTAAAAAGAAACAAGGGCCCATGGATCACTCATGAATGGGCATTGCGTCTGTGGTTTAGCACAAGAGGATCATCTTGTTAAGCTTTCAGCTTGGATGCATGAAAATCGTTCACATATTGCAACAAAAGATATTAACTCTTATGTATCCACGGTAATGCATGCCAGAGCAGATAAGATCTACAAACAGATAGCAAAATATGGTCGTATATGTATGGATTATAAACGCGACAATCTAAGATATGTAGAGGATAAATCGCTTGGATTGCAATAGGCATGTACCACAGCAACACGGGTTTGAACTTATACATTTCTATTTAATTGTAACCAGATGCTACCATTGTAGGATTGAGCTGCAGATTCAGGTGCAGATTAAGCCAATTAAGGATGAAGTACATGATCAAAAAAAAGTGTAAGTCTAACATCACTAAACCAACTAAATTTACATGCATATGTGGGCATCGAGATGAGCTTCATTCATATTGGGATAATTATAAGGTTTGGACTACACCTACAGGTCATTGTGAGGTATGGATTCACATTGATGAAGAGCTTTTGGGAATAAGATGTAAATGTCAACATTATAAGCAGGATAATTTAAAATATATAGAGGATTGCTGCGTAAATAACGATAAAACGATTCGAAAGACTCTGTAAGGTTTGCTCACATCCCAAGCGTGTGTAGGAATGCGATAGTGTTACAGAATTCCCCCTCATCCAGCTTGGAGAGAGAGAGAGAGAGAGAGAGAGAGAGAGAGAGAGAGAGAGAGGCTAATAGCTACGGGCACGAAAATGATTAGAGAGGGAGTATAACATGATTATCAATCGGAAATGGATGGAACGTCATGATGCGTGCAATAACGGCAAAGAATGGTTTCTCGCTCAGAGAATTACAGAGCCAGTCGCTGGAATTATAAACCTGATTCAACACGACAAAATAGAGTGGGCAAATTGGCTCATCTTGCGTGTGATGACCAAACACCAGTGCTTGGCCTATAAGATATTTTCAGCTGAGCAAGTGCTACCTATTTATGAGGCAAAATATCCAAAAGATCTACTGTCGCGCAAGGCTCTTGATGCTGCAAAGGCTGTATTGGTGAATGATACGGAGAAGACAAGAAGGGCAGCCGCCGCCTACATTGCCTACGCCAACTACGCATCATCCACTTACGCCGCCGACCCCGTAGCCGACTACGCATGGCACGCCGCCTACGATTACGTCTACGCCCACACCGCAGCCGCCGCCATCAACGCCAAAAAACAGATGCACCTTAAAATCCTGAACTATGGGGTGAGTTTATTGGAGGCTAAATCGTGAAGTAGCTAGACAATCTTATCTACTTAGAACAATTGTCTACTAAGAACAATCACACGTCTAATTATAATTGTTTTGGTGAACATCCAAAGCATATATGTTAGAACAATTACATAAACAAAGGAAGAATCAAATGGAAACTAAAGAATGCTCACACCCGCAAGGGAAGTTCATTAGATGCAAAGATGGAGCTTCATTCTATGTGTGCGTAGATTGTACAGAGGAGTACCTAGAATATGAAGATACTGGTTGTGGTGGCTGATAGTGTATAAACCTAATCATAACACTTAGGATATGAAGATCGATAGAATGAAATGAAATAATTCATGTAAGAAGATAAGTATGTTATGTAGATAACAATGATTTCTATTGATTCTGATCACTTATTCTGGTATAAGACACTGGATAGATCGCGCACATGCGACGGTAAGGAGGCGTTCATTATGATTGATCAATGCTTTTTTTGTAAGGCGAAACATACAAAATTTCATTCAGTGGGTGAATGGATATGTAATATTGATATTTGTTTAGTGTGTTGGAATAGTCTCACTGCCGATAAAACATTTGATGCTGAATTAAAATTACAAGAACAATTATATTTAACAATTATTGAGGAGAGAAACGATAATGAAACGAAATGAATTCGGGGTGATTGTATGCGCTTGTGGAGATGAATTAGGGGATCATGAGTTTGGCCGCGACTATTGTGTCCTGTGTGATTGTAAGCAATATAGACCAAAAGTGGGAAGGCGATATGTTTAAGGTATTTGAAGTCCTTTTTGCTATAATTCTATTCAGTATCTTTCTATTTGTTGAAATTGCACACGCTGCGTTTGAAAGTTTTTTTAAGGAGTAATGCGTGAAAGCCGTTAATCTTAAAATTGCCTGTGGAGAATTATTATGGAAATTAAGAACTTAAAGATCGGTTTAATATTGATTGGTGGTTCATTGAAGGGCGTATACGGTCATACGGGAATTGTGGCTGCAATTAGGGATATGGGGATAGAGCCTAAAGTTATCTTAGGTGCTTCAGCAGGCAGTATCATCGGAAGTTTTATGGCAGTTGGATTAGATAATAAGACGATGCTACATAAGATGCTTACCCTCACCGCAGATGAATTCCTCGATAAGGTATCTCGTTGGGGTATCTTTAAAGAATTTGTCTTCAATAGGGCTCGTAACTTTAGGGGCTTTATCACCGGTGATAAGTTAGAAGAGTATGTTCGCATTGGATTGGGTGACAAGGATGACTTTAGCAAAACTGTAATCCCATTCTATGTCGCGGCAACGAACCTCAAAACTTATAAAGTTTCCCTATTTAATACTGGAACAATCTCAGATAAGTGTCGTGCAAGCACCGCGATCCCTATGATGTTTTGTCCGAAGAAGATTGATGACAACTATTATATTGATGGAGCGTTAGCGAAGGATAAGTTGCCGAAGGCTTTGCTTGCTGTGTTTCCCGATCTAGACTATATTATTGTATCTAACTTCAGTCACGAGCAAACCACGGAGGATAACTCCTATTTAGAGAATGACGTGTTCCCTATGGTAGAAATCGTACGTCGCACTATGAGCATTCATGAAAAGTATACCTGGCCGAAGAAGATTGGGAAAACAAAAATGATCTATCTTGCCCCTGGCCTTACACAACCAGTAGACATATTTAAGCCGAGTAAAGAGCTGGCACGTTCAGTGTTTCAAGATTCATACACATACGCTCAATATTATATTGGCCGTTTTTTTAAACACAGTAAACCTAGAAAGAAGAGTGAGGAAAAAAAGATTGAGCTTCCTCCTATACCACTAAGTGAACCAACCGCTTAATATTTAGACCTGTGTTGTACATGTTTAAGTAGTCTAAAATAGGGCCTAATGGCCCATGTACATTCTTATCTACTCCTGGTATAATATAGTATGCAAACAGACACACTAACAGGGGGACACACAATGACTACCTACACTCAGAAAGATATTTTGAA